GTTCGTAGGTCAGGCCCGGCAGCACGTTGTTCACGATGACTGCGGCCAGATCGACGGTCGCCGACTTGATGGTCAGCAGCACGGTGCCGATGTACTTCTCGGAGGTGGCCAGGATGGTCACCAGTTCTTCGCGCTCTTCGCCCGGTGCGCCGGTGAATTCTTCCAGATCGCGATCGGTGTAATCGCGACCGGCGGTCAGGTCGGTAGCGAACTTGACATTGAAGTCAGCAACCGCGTCAGAAAGCTTGAGCTTGCCCACCGAGTCGATCAGCAGGTCAGCCTTGGCGCCGATGTCATCGCCGATGTGCAGGCGGGTGTAGCGCAGGGTCTGGCTACCGACGTAGGCAGTGCTACCTTCGGCGGCAGTCACGACGATTTCGGTGTTGGCCAGCGGGTTGGCCGGATCGGCGGCGCCGGAGTACACGGTGGGTGCTGCGTGGGTGTAGTCGGTCTGCTTCAGATTGGCAGCAGTATCCGGATTCACTGCCACGACCATGTCATGCAGCAGCGTCTTGAAAGGAAGGGTCAGATTGCTCATGGCACGTACCTCTTGGTGTGAACAGGGGGATTTTTGGGAAGTCCCATAGTATGTCGACTCAAAAAACACAAGAGGTAAAGACCATGTCCGTCCGGACATTCTTCAATTTCGATGGGGTCGGTGCCGAAGTGCAGGGTCCGACCGGCGAGGCGGCATTCGCTCCCAAGGTAAATGTGGGCATTGCCAATACCCGTAATTCTGACATTCAGGTTCTGCTTTACGTCCCCACCGCGCCGCAGTACAACGCGATTGGTGTCACGGGCCTGGAGCGTCACAAGGTCGGTTCAGGCGCAGACCGTCGCAATGCGTTGGTCCTGCACCGCAGTTCGAATCTGGCCAGTATCACCAACGGAGCACGCATCGGTCTGGGCAAAGACATTGATGCGCGTACCAATCGTTCATGGCGACAGATCTACGGTTTCACCTACGTGGACTTCTCCGACCGTGAACCCACGCTGGCATACGGCACGGTGTTTGCCATGCGCAACGCGTCCCGGTTGGCGCTGATCACCCGTCGTAACAACAACACGCTGCTGATCGGTAGTGAATCCTTCCCGTTTGAACGGGGTCGGGAGTATTACATCGAGGTGGAGCTGTTCTGCGACCTGCCCGAGCGTCCGGCCAGCGCCAATCCCATCTCCGCCCGTGTGCTGATTGACGGTCAGGTGATCTACACCTGGAATCAGACGTTGGGTTCGATCGCCGCCAGTGGCGTCAACACTGCCGGTATCGAAATCGGGTTTGCCGATCAGTCCTCCAATCCCTTCCCGTTGCAAATTGGTGTCTCAGACATCTACGTGGCCGACGGTGAAGGTGAAGCGCCTTACAATGCACCGCTGGGCGCGCAGAAGGTTCAGGTCAAGCAGGTCGTGTTGGCAGATTCGCCGAACTGGAAAGTGGTAGGTGCCGATGATCCTCAAGAAGCGCTCAGTGATGACTCCGACGCTTCCTACATCGAAAGCCCCTTGAGTGACGCCGATGCCCTGCTGATGTTTGATCTGGATCTCAACCAAGGTTCGGTCGTCAACGGCATCCAGGTCTACGCGCGCGGCAGTCGCGGTAGCGGCGCCGTACGTTCCCTGTCCAGTGTCATCCACGTGGGTTCAGAAGAACTCAATCCCAAGACCGTAACTTTCCCTAGCGTTACCGCACCCCGTACGTTGAGTGGCATCCTGCCCTCGAAAACGGAACAGATGGCGCTGCTGGAAGGTACGGCCCTGAGCGACCTTCTCATCAAGATCGAAGCTTGACCAAAGGAACTTCATATGTCCATTCTTTTCTTCGCAGGCTTTGACTGCTTCGATACCGGCGTTAAGGGCGGTTCCGGTGTCGATAAAAACGACCCGATTGATGTGGGTATCAAAGACACCCCGTTGGCGGATTGGCTGACCGTCAACTACGGCAGCTCCTATCCGACCAACGCCATGATCAACACCTCTGGTGTCACGGGTGAGGAAGGGTACAAGGTCGGTTCGGGCAAGGAACGTCGTAATACGTTCATCCTGCAGGCCGGGCGTATCAACAACAGCGTGGCTTCGGCTCGCCTGAACCTCAAGAATCTGCCCAGCGCAGGTGTGGTCGGTAAGGAGTGGATCTATCGCGTCGGGTTCAACCTGACCGATTTCACCACGGTGGCTGATACGGCCTCTTCCGGCGCCGGTATCGTGTACATGATGGCCAACGGATCGGGCGTCAATAACATCATCATCCGCGCTAAGGATGCCCAGGGCGTTTACTACTCGTTCAACGGTACGATCTTTGCCCGCCCGGTTCGCGGGGAGCCCATGCATATCGAATTGGAGTTCGGTATGTTTGCCCCGACCATGGCCAGCACGTTCAACGTCTCTGTGCGCCTGTACGTGAACGGCGACTACATCGGCTTCTTCCAGCCGTGGAGCAGCTCGCAGAGTACCGTTACTCAATACTCCGTGATCTGGAATACGCTGGCCCAAGCATCCGCCACCAGTCAGATGACGCTCGGTCTGTCCGACATCGTGGTCTCTGACAACCTCGGCCCCGGCGGCGTGGACCCCGGTCCGCTCGGCCCGCAGCTGGTACTGCCGGTGGAAATCAGCGAAGTGTCTGCTCCGAACTGGACCGCCACGGGCGGCACAGCGGTTGAAGTGTTGAAGGACAGTAGCGACGCTACGTTCATCACTTCGCCGCTGGCATCGGGTAAAATGGATGTTGCCCTGAACATGGGTCTGCCGGTGGGTGCGGATCTGAACGGCCTGAAGCTCTTCGCTCGTACTCGCCGCGACATCGGTGCAGCATCGGTACTGTACTACGATGCCATCGTCAAGCGTAAGAGTGATGATGGCATCTTGGCCACCACCTCCAACATCCCGCTCACTTCCAACGCGTTGAATCGGACGCTGTTGGACATCGGTAAGGATCGTGCCGATTACGCCGGTCAGCTGGCGTTTGCAGACACTGGTCTGTTCAACCTCAACCTCAACATCAAGAAGAACGGAGCCTGATCATGGCACTTCTCAATATGTTCGGCTTCGACATGTTCGCAGCGAAGGCCGAAAATGGCCAGCCGGTTCTGCGCGCTGGCATCGATGGTACGCCCTACCAGACGTTGCTGCGCGCCATCCGTTCGGCCGATGCGCGTCTGTTTGCAGGCGTCTCCGGATTGCCCGAACACAAGCTCGGCTTCGGCGCCACCGAGCGTAACGGTTTGCTGTTCCGCCGCCTCGGCACGGGCAGCACTGGCAATCTGAACAACAGCATGGCCACCCCGTCTCGTCTGGCCGTCGGTACGGCCGGCACCGCGTGGCATTCCATCGTCGCGTTCACGTTGAAGATTTTGCCCGATACGGATCTGAAGGGCAATTCGATCAACGTACTGGGTTTGGCTGACAGTGGCGGTTCGCTGCTGTACCCCATGCTGGCTATCCGTCCTCACACGGTGGCCGGACAGTACGCTTTCACGGCAGTGAACGTTACCGTTCCTGCAACGACGATGGTGCTGCAGGCCGGTCGGGAATACCACATCGAAGCCAAGATTTATCACACCGCCGCTCACGCTGCCAACATGTACGGCTTTGAGCTGCGCATCGATGGCGAAGTGGTTGCGGATGTGGCCAGCTACGCCCAGAACGCCAATCTGGCAGCATCGGGCTTCAGCTGGAACATCGGTTCGTGGTTGCTCAATGCCCTGCTCGGTTACAGCTTGCTGTACGGCGATCTGGTCCTGGCTGACAGCACCGGTACGTCGTTCAATACCACCATCGGTCCGACGATGATTCTGCCCAACCGCGTCACTGCAGTCAACGCAGGCGACTGGCAGAAGGAAGGTGGCGCTCTGCCAGTGCCGTCGATGAACGACAACGACGACACCAGCTTCTTCACCTCACCGCTGGACGATTCGGCCTTCACCGCGCGACTGGAAGGTCAGCCCATTCCGTACAAGTCGCTGTCCACCGAAGTCTACGTACGCGCCTCGCGTGATCGTGACGCCGGCCGCGCTCTGCGCGTGGGATTGCGCGGCACTGGCGATGCTCAGCTGATCGCCGATCAGGATGTGGCCGCACAGACGACGCTGGCTGACATTCGTCTGCCGCGACTGGAAGGCGTTGCCGAAGCCGACATGCGCTCCAACACGGTTCGCATCAAAGCCGTCACCCCGTAATAGGAGACGACCATGAGCGAATACAAAGTCCCAGAGGTACGAGCCCAAACGTTGATGCGTTTGGACCAGACCTACTCTGTGCGGGAAGTGCGCTCTCAAACGCTGGTGGCACCTGTTGCCAGCGGGCAGCTTAACCGCCTCATGGGCATGGGTCTGTGCAGCGTGGCCACACCGGCGCGCATGACTGGTCTCAAGGGAATGTATCTGCGGTCGGCACGTCTGAAGGACATGTCCAAACCGCTGTTCGTCTCCGAGGCACGGTCACAGTCACTGGTGCAGATTACCACGGATGTGAAGTTGGCCAAGGTCGAAGCAGTTGTCATGCAGTCGCAAGTCGACAAGGTGATCTCTGACGAAGCCGACGGCACGCTTCAGTCCCACATCTACTAAGGTGTTCCAATGAGCGTAGATTTCAGCAAGACTCCATTGGACAACCTGATGGAGATGCTCAATGCCAAAAGTTCGGTGGTCGCTAAGGCCACCGACTTCATTGAGATTGATCGCCTGACTGTTCTCACGGACGACGTCGATGGCCGCAATACGCAGCTGTCGTTGCGTACGAACATGGAGTTCAGTCACGCCGGCCGTGTCAATCCCAAGTTCAACCGTTTGCCGCTCAATAGCGTGATTACCCCTCGTGTCAACGTCACGGTGGAAGATTACGCAACCTTCGAGCAGGTGCTGGAAACCTACCGCCGTAAGTACGGCGTGTATGTGGACGTGCTCGATGTACAGCCCGACCAGCCCTTCGATGTGTCCGGTGGTGATCTGAGCTATGCGGTGGCAGTGACCTCACCGGCCACGTCCTTCGGTTACAAAGGCACGGCTGTACTGAACGTCAATGTGAACTGGCGTTTCGACGACCCGGAAAAGGTGGAGATGGACATGAACCAGCTGCGACAGCTGGTGCAGTTTGATCTCCCCCTTGCCCTCAACTCACTTTCCTTCTGAGGTAGACGGCCATGGCCGAAGAAACTCCCCTGACCCAGCAAGCCCTGCTGGAAGAACAGCAGCGCCTGGTGGGCGTGCTCAATGACCAGGTTGCCACGCTGCACGGCTTCCTGAACAAGCCGGCCGGTGAGACGGTACAGACCGAGTCCGGCTCGATCCCCTCCCTGCGTGGTGTGATCGAACAGATCCGCCTGCAGTCCGGGTATCGTACCTACACGGTGGACATCAATCGCGAAACGCTCGGCCGTTACGCCGGCGGTGCCGAAGCACTGGGTCGCATCGTCCATCTGATCCCGGTCTACGTCAGTCCCGGCTTGCCTGGTGCAGCGTTCCGTCTGGGCACCACCACTGCACAGGCAGTGGATCTGGACATCACCTGGGGCTCGGCCACCTTCAAGGTGCGCTTTGCTGCCAACTCCGATACCGGTGTAGTGGTGGATTCGTCCATCTCCGAACCGACCCTGATGCCAGCTGGCACCATGGTGACCGTCAAGGTCAACGGGGCGGTATGGACTGCCGCAGGTCTGGTGATGGCCATCCCGGCCCAGATCGATCTGCTGCCTGACGTTGCAGGTTGAGGAGGTGATCTATGGGTCATCTCACCAAACCCAGTAACGAGCTGATCTACGATCTGATCCTGAAAGCCAACCCCGACCTGATGGGTAAGCTGCAGATCGGTCACCTGAGCTTTGATGCCCCCATCCCGCAGCAGCCTGGTTCGTCCACCAATTCCAGCGTGGTGGCCCGTGGTTTGGCCAATGCGCAAGGCATCGGTTACCGCGGCGCTCGCACCTTCCGCTACGACCGTCTGAACATGGCAGTCAAGATGCCGCCAGACGATGCTCAGACGTTGGAAGTGATGGTGCCCAACGACGGCTTTGAAACCAAGCTGGAAGTGGTCGATCGCCTCAACAAGAAGTACGATCTGATGATCGGTGCTGCCGACATTGTCGATGGCCCGGTGGATGTCAGCGTGCTTCCGGCCAAGACCACAATCGTGGCCAAGGCATCGTCTCTGGCATGGACCGGTCAACTCACCATCAACTTCGTGCCGGATCGTCCGTTCTACAAGGACACCTTCAGCACGCAAGTGCTCGATGGTCTGCCGATGCCGGAAGTAACTGATCCGGCACTGGACACCCCGGTGGCCTCCTCCAACCTGTCCCCGACGTTCGCCGTGGACGGTAAGCTGTACCAGCCTGGTGATGGCGCCTACCCGGCCGATCACTTTGCGGTATCGCGCAACCCGGAGGTAGAAGTTGCACTGGCTCCCAGGATCGGAACCGGTGAAGTAGCCACGGCACCCACGGCTGGCTTTGAGTACGCACTGACCCTGGCCGGCGCTGCCGACTGGATGCTTTGCTACAGCGTTGGTTCACGCGAAGAACCGGCAGTGGATGTGTTGCAACGCTATCGCATCATCGCCCAGATCACCGGTCCGGATGGTAGTGAGCTGATGCTCACCGTCACCTCGATCGATGATGCCCTGTGGTTTGCCAACGCAGACCAGAGCATCAAGATTGCCGTCACCACGGCAGTGGGTGATCTGGTACTGCAGGGTGCGTTGAGCATGAATGAGCTGTCTGCAAAGTTGGGTGAGGTTATGCGCAATGGAGCTGGTGCTCCGCTGGGCAAGTACACCTTGCGTCTGATGGCGCGACGCATCAACTCGGTGGTGCCGCGCGTGCTGGCCTCTTGCGCAGCCCGTGTGATCAATTGACATAAGCCCCTCCTCCTTCACGGGAGGAGGGGTTCTATGCCGTGTTTTAAAACAGATCGGGTATATGCATTGGAACTTATTTCACCCACACATTACTCCCTTGTTCAACCACCCTCAATGACATAGCCAACCATGAACAACATCCCGCTCACCACCGTCCACCTCGATCAGACCTTCAGCGATTTGGTTCGTTTTGCCAAGGGCCATTACGGTACCTACTACGCCGACAACCAAGCGCTCAAGCTGGCAGTGCTGCTTCGCCATTACTTCCTGATGGACGCTGATCCCAAGCTGGATGCCAATGGTCTGGTCACTAGCCGTCTCTACCGGGAGGCGCTGATCAGCATGTCCATCGCCACTTTCAAGGCGTTGGGCAACAAGATCAACAATCATGAAAAGCTCTTCGAAGAGTTGTTGATCAAGTGCGCCGGCCAGCCCATCGAGAAGTACATGGAGGAGATGCTCGGCATTTTCTCCAACGTCGTGGTGTTCCAGGGTGAGGGTGAGTTGCGGCACGAACGTGTGCGTCTGAGCGAACTCAACCTGAAGCTCAAGGCTGAACTCGAAGCCATCGGGTAGGATAATGTTCAAGCGCAAGATTCGCATCAGCGAGCAGATTTTTGACTCCATTGCTGATGCTGCCCGGTTCCTCAACGTATGTCCCTTGTCGCTGCGTAACTGGATCAAGTCCTCCAATCCGAAGTGGGCGCACATCCGTTACGAAGACCAAGAAAAAGTCAGCGTAGTGACCCGCACCAAAAACGTGCGGGTTTGCTATCGCGGCAAGCTGTATGATTCGTTGTCTATCGCCGCTCGCGCCAACCAACTCACCGCGCCGGCCATTGCCCACGCCATCAACAGCGAACACCATCCGGACTGTTACTACCTCAAGTCCAATGGTGAGCGTATCAAGCACGTCGAAAAGCCGAAGTACCGTATCTCCGAGCAGACCCGGCAGCGTGCCGTGAAAGCTCAGCAAAGGCGCCAGTTCTTCCAAGAGCTGAACGCCATCCCCTAACCTCCTCTATCCAAAGTGAAGACCATGTCCAAGCATGACCATCTGCCTGTCAACGTTTCCTCCGTCATCGAATACCCGCAGCAGTGGGCCGATGAAACCGGCCCCTTCGGCGGCGCATTCCAATGGGCGCTGGACCATCTGGCCCCCAATGCGGAAGTCCAAGGCTTCCGTCAGGCGATCAACAGCTACGGTCGCCTGGAGCTGTTCAAGTTCCGTCTGATCCGCGGTCACGACGATGACGTGCGCGGTAAGATGGAAGCCGAAGGCGGCACCAACTTCAGCATGAAGAACGGCAACCTCGGCCTGGTTCAGCGCAACGAGGAGTGGACCCGCCGCTATGTGTTGGTCGAAGCCGACGGCAAGCTGAAGTGGAAGCTGGAATGGGAACGTGTCATGTACCACCAGCCGGTGGATGCGGACATGCCGACCATGGCAGCGGCCCTGATCAGCAAGTGCTCGGAGATGGCCAACCTGATCTCCCGTCACCTCAAGCGCAGCTGGTGCCGTGAGGTGTTTGGTTGCAGCTTTGAGAAGCTGCGCGATCATCGCCTCTACCGTCACCTGCTGACCGGCCGTGTCACCGACACCCACCGCGCTCTGTACACCCACTTCGTGGAAGAGTACGGTCAGGTCATCAACCTGCACGTGCGTCGCGCTGAAGGGCGCGAAGCCAGCTTCACTGACGCCGATATGGATGCGCTGGTGGCTGCCACCAAGATCATCCTCAACGCCTAACCACAACCTCCTCAATGCTCAGGTATATCCCCAATGAATGACCTCACCCTGCATAAGAACTTCACCCTGCACGTCTACCGCGATGCCGGTGAAGACCAGCGTGTCCGTTCCACCACCATGAACATGCTGGACATGCCCACCGCGCAGGAACTGTCGGCGGTGATGGACACGCTCAAGCTGCCCAAGGACGGTTACGCCAAGGTCACCGCGCTCGGTGACTGGAAGGCACTGTCGGGAAACCGTCAGGTGCTGTACCGTGCCTATCGCATCGATGTGGTGGGCGACGATCGCGACATCGAGAACGTGGTGCTGTACCAGAACAACCGCAACGTTGCTGGCCGCTACCTGCTGCCGTACGTGGCCGTCCATCTGGACAGCGACTGGAACGATGCGGAAGTGCTGCGTGAAGCGGTCGATGCGATCCTGTGGCGCTGGGGCGTTGATGCAGCCAGCGGCTTCGACATCGACTTCACCACCCGCCACGACGTCGGCGAAGACATCAAGCACATCGATCGCCTGCTGTCCCGCCACGAGTATCCCTTCGGCGCCGGTGCGCGTTCGGTCCGCTACGATCGCCGCAACAACGCCATCATCGCCGAACTGACCAGCGACAAGGAGGCCAAGGATGTCGCATACCCCCGCCTCTGACCAGACGGGCTTGCCCAAGGTGCGCATTTATCCCAAGCTCAAGGCTTGGGACAATGCCATCCGGGCAGTGCTGGGACAACTGAACGGCTCGGCGCTGCATGACGCTCTCCGCGCCGCGGCGATCTATGCCACTAAGAACCATCCGCAGGGGATCTATTGGCTCAACCCCACGCACGTGATGTTGAGCTACAAGGACCACAGCTTGGTGTTCTTCGGCAATGTGGCTGGCGGGATCGAACAGGCAGCCGGGCAGTTCATGGCCATCAGCGAGACCAATCATCGGTATCGCTGGTTCAGTCCCTCGTACTGGATAGCGCGCAAGCAGCGCAAGCGGTTGACGAAGGTGGGTGAGCCGTCCAACATCACCCCACCCATCGTCGATCTGCTGCATTTCCGCCGACCATCCGAGTTCCCACCGGAGATGGACATCGTCTACGAATTCCTCCGGCAGTTGAGCCTGAGGGTCGGTGGCGATGACGTGTACTACAACACCTACAACATCTACAATGAGTTGGAAATCATGATCTGCACCGATCGGGCAACCTATTGGGCAGTGATTGATTTCACGGTGTTCGGCAACGAGAATGATGGGAAATTCCCAGTGGAACTGTAATTTTCTACAGACCAAACTGATCTGATAGAGAGAGTTGTTGCAGTTGTCTGTGGAACGTGCCTGCGCTTCGGCGCTGCTGCCATACCCATTACCTTGACCGCCCAAGGTAGCAGACCCCCGGGTAAGCTGGGAAAGCCCGGTTTTCATCGACCCTTCGTGTGGTACCTGCCGTCCTCGCCAGGTATTGCGTGTTGGGTCGACCTTCTTCCATGTCATGCTGCACGGTGTACTTTTCCCTAAACGGGGGATGTCGTCTAGAACCGTAGCAGCGTGGCGCCTCTACGCCCTTGCCCATTGCCGCCAGCGTCGTCTACGGACTAACGCCGGCGCGTTGGGCCGGGCACCCTCCATGTTCGCCTCCGCGCGCTTTAGGCCACCGCGGTTACGCGCCGGCCAGTGCCGGAGGCGGACGCCATCGTTCGATCTTGCAAGCCCTCAGACAGGCTCAGCCGAATAGTAGAGCAGCAATGTTGTCCATCCTCGATCGTCCCGTTGCAACCACGCCTACTGGTGAGTTGCTAGGTGTGCGTCCTCATCTCCCCAGAGGGACGTGCGACCTGCTAACGGTAATAGACGGCACTCCTCCCTCCCCAGGGGCTGTGCAAACCCCAATCGAGTCGGGCGTCCGCGCCTAAGAATGGATGGTCGCAGCTGCACGGTACCAGTGAGCATTCGCACTGGTCGAGTCGTGGGTAAAAATTGCAAGGTTCCCGTACCTCTTACTGATAATGAAGCTGGTCCGCACACGCGGATGGGTGGAGTCGACCTGAGGGGAATCAGCCGGTAAACGGGATAGCCGGTTTTTACATATAAGCCCCTCCTACCTTCGGGTGGGAGGGGCTTTATGCCGCTGTATTTTATTGCTCCACATACCCATCTAATAACTACCAGGGGGCCACCAACATGTACGAAGCATCAGATGTACTGCAAGAAGAGCGCGTCCATCACATGAACGCACTCACCAAAGGTTTGACCCAGGCATCGCACGAAGTACCCCACCTCGATCCTGTGATCGATGTCCTGCACCACAGCTTCCGTACCGCCCTCAAGAACGTCTCCAGCCGACTGGGCCTGATGTCCATGGACGTCTCCTCCCATGTCGTGGATGACAACGCATTCCTCTTCAACCTGCGCGACCACCGCAAGTTGATTCGCAACCGGCATACCGGCAGGACCGAGCACGCTGCGCAGCATTCCCACGCCCATCGTCCGCTGCTGCGTGTGTACGCCCGCAAGGCGTCGGTGTTCTCGCGCATCCGTCGCCTCAGCCGCCGACTGACAGCGACGGCCACTGCGGCCAAGCCCGTCGAGATCCTGCAGTATCTGGTGGATCTGGAAAAGAACGCAATGGCAGCGCCCATGGCCTGTCCCGAACAGTGCCGCTTCCTGGCCACCGTGTTCCAGGAACTGCTGGCCCACGGTTTCTTGCCTGAGGCAGTGAGTGCTCACCAAGGGCACTTTGACCAGAGCGACGCAGAACAGGCGGTGGGCCATCGCACGTGGGCCGGTCCCGATACCTACCAAGTCATGCTGGCCAATCGTGACATCGAAGTGTTCTTCAACGTACGTCCGAGGGGGCTGTACGAATTCGGCGAGATGCCGGAGATGAACCATTACGTCGAGGAACGGCAAACGGCCGTGGCCTAATGGTTTGGACAACCCTTTAAGGATCGTGTGATGAGTCTTGCAGAAGCATTTGCCGCCGTGATGTCGGTGGAGGAACTGCCGGCTGACGGTAAAGCGCGCGTGGAGCGTGAGTTTACCTACTACGCCAAACTGGTCGATGAATCGCAGTTGGACAAAGCCAACTCGCGCGAAGATCAGGAACAGTGGTCGATTCGTGTCGCCCCCAGTGACACGATTACCTACGCCGGTGAACTGCGCGTACGCCGCTGTGAGAAACCAGGCGAGGAACCGCGCTTCATCCTCACCAGCAAGACCTTCAAGATCGGGGACTTCGGTAAGGTTGAGTCGGAAACGGAAGTGAGCGAGGACATGTTCCTCCAGTTCCGCAAGCTGTCCAACTCGGGCATGATCAAGACTCGCTACTGCTTCGAGCGCACCGATGGTCTGGTGTGGGAAGTGGACGTGTACAAGTCCCCGGATGGTCAGCGCATCGACTGGGTCAAGGTCGATCTGGAAGTCAAGGACGATCGTGAACCGCCGCGTGACTTCCCGGTGGAGCTGACCGATGTCATTGGCGGTGATCCGCGCACGCGCACTGAAGTTGAGCGCAAGCAGGTGGCCGACATCTTGGACAATCACTTCGTGCTGAAGAACCAATACCCCAAGGGGTAAGAGGAACGGTAATGGAAGAGTTGCTGAAGCAAGCCAAAGTGAGCCAGCAACGTCCACCGGCGGGGCTGGGCGGATACCAACAGGTGTCCTGCCCATGCTGCCGCGGTTACGCGCTGGAAAGTAGCTGGTGTGATCATTGCAATCGCACCGGCGTAATTGCTGTATTCAGAGCCCCTGCCGCAAGGTAGGGGCTTTATGTCCCCCTAGAGAGAAAACCATGAGCAATGATTTCGACGCCATCCTCGGCACTGACCCGGAAGACCCCGCCCTGATCACCACTGCCGGGCACGCTGTTCGCATTACCAGTGCACCCTTCCAGACGAAGGAGGTGGCCGCACAGGAGCTGTTGACCCTGTCCTTGACGCCGAAGTACCTGTTCGGCTACATCGACCCTGACACGCTGCGTGTGATCGCGTTCTTTGAAGATGAGAATCCGGGCTATGGTTCGGATGCCAAGTTCAAGGAAGTGATCTACGTCGATTCGCCCACCAAGGATCAGCGCCGCAACGCTGGTCTGCCTGATGAAGAGGACACCGAGTAATGGACATGAAGTTGATTGCCATCGCCGCCATGAACGATCGCAACATCATCGGCAGTGATAACAAGATCCCGTGGAAGTGCAAGGAAGACATGCGCTTCTTCAAGGAGATGACTTCCGGCCATGCGGTGGTGATGGGTCGCAAGACGGCCGAGTCGCTGGGCAAGCCCCTGCCCAACCGCTACAACCTGGTGCTCAGCTCCTCCGGTCCGAAGGTCGTGGAAGTGGGCGATGACAAGTTCTACTACTTCCCCACGGTCGATGACCTGATCTTCGCAGCCGAAGCTACGGGCCAGAAGAAGCTGTTCATCATCGGCGGCGCCGAGATCTACTCGCTGTTTGCCGACTCGGTCGATGAACTGCTGCTCACGCGTATCCGCAACGACAGCAAGGGCGATACCCTGTTCCCGCTGCATGCCTACCAGCAGCTTTTCGCAGTGGGTGATCGTGAGCAGATCCAGCTCAGCGAGCAGGCCATCGTTACGCGTTACCACTACCGCAAGTAACGGCATATGCCCCTCCCGCCCCGTCAAGGGCGGGAGGGGCAGTGTGACGCTTTTGCTTTGGCGATTACTCGCCGTCGCCCGCATCGGCAGCGGTGACTTCCACCAGCACTTCGGTGGTGATGGCACCGATGGTACCGGTGACCACCACGCCAGCGTTGGCGACCAGGCCCTTGATGCTCACGCCGCCGCTCGGCAGGCCGGTCACTTCGACATCGGCGCTGTCAGCAGTCCAGACGATGCCGTCCAGCTTGGCATCGGCCGGGACCGGGGCAGCATTGACGGTGGTGGTTTCACCCACGGCCACCGAGACGCTGTCCGGGGTGGCGGTGATGGCGGTCAGTACGGCATCTTCCGGTTCCGGTTCCGGAGCGGTGGCGGTGCCGGTCAGCACCACTGCCAGCGTGCCGTTCCAGAACAGGCCCTTCGGGTTGGTCTGGATGGCCAGCGAACGCGGGTAGTCGCCGGTGGTCGGCAGGGCCACGTTCAGCAGGTCGTCGGCGACCAGGATGGGGAAGCCGGCCGCGGCGTTGATCTTGGCGACCAGGTCATGCGAGGAGGTTTCGCCTTCATGCGCGACCGTCAGCGAACCGAGCAGTTCGTGGGAGGCGATGTCCTTGGACTTGACGTACACCGGGTAGCTGGTATCGGTGGCCTTGACCAGCACCTTCAGCTCACGGTCCGGGTCGTCCGGGTACTGGCCGGTCGGGATGGGAGCTTCCCAGGCGATTTCGAGATCTTCCGGCTTGAAGTTGCGTGCGGTGTTGCCCAGGTTGATCAGGGCAGTGACGATGGCCTTGCTGGTCCGGTTCAGATCGAAGTCATCCGGGACGGTCTTCTGCGTCGACATGGTTAAAGCTCCAGAGTAATTATTTGATCGCGGGATCACTGCTATGAAGCAGGCCCTCATATCCTGATGGCCATACTAGGAAATTAACGATGAACACGGAAACCGATTCGGCCCCTGAGCAAAACAAGCTGGTCCCCATGCGGCTGTATCGTGATGCCCCGGCCTCGGAGCACGATCACTCCTACCGACGCGGGGACGTTTTCGTTGATCGGCTGCAACACATCCACCAGTTGCGTGGTGCATTCATTCGCAGCCCGGAGTCCATTCGCCGACTGGCGGACATGATCATCGCCCCGCTCGTGGAGTGGGAGCGTGAGTACGGCATCTTGCCTGACCAACTGACTTTCCGTGAGTTCACCGACGGTCAGGGGCACATGCTGGTGCGTTCGGAATACGACCATAACCTGGGCGTTTCCCATGTCGCTGTCAAGTTGGAACATCGGCGCTTTGCCGGTGAGATGGCGCGCGATCTGGAGGAGGATGAAACCCGCCCGGTCTTCAACGTCCTGCAGCCCGACGGGGGCTTCAGCCAGCGCTTGGCCAAACATTTGAGCGTCATCTTTGTGAGGGAGAACATGACGCCTCGAGCGGTCGTCTGTGACGATCGTTGTCGCACCATCATCTTCCGCTGGGAAGTGGAGGATGAGGAGTTCCGCGTCTCCCTCAGCCTGCGCCAAGCGGTCAAGGCGCCGGTCCTGATGTGATTGGATAGGGATCTAACCCATTCTTTTTCAGACACATAACACCGTAGTGGAATGACCGTTGTATAAGGAGAAGCGACGATGCCCAACGCCATCCGCAAGTGTGGCTTGGTAGCGGTGCTGGTTATTTCACTCACCGGCTGCTGGTTGACACCGGCCGTGGAGGAGAAAGAATCCAACGCCAACCTGCTGCAGACGGCTAGGGAAGAAAGTCTGGGACCGGATGTTTGTAAGATCCAGTTCTGGGCTGCCCAAGCCATGGCCCAAGCAAACGGCCGCACCAGTGAGCAAGCCGTCTATGATCGTGCTGCATGGAATCTGGCCCAAGTCCGGGTCGCAGCGATTTTGGACAAATCCCCTGACGTACCTGAAGAACAGGCCACAGCTGAAGTAGCCAAGGCCCTCCAGGAGCTGTACAACAGTTCCGACCCACCTGTCGAATGTAAGACCGGCAAGTGATGGCAGTGCCGGGTAACACCGGCACTGCTTTTATGCCCACCCCTCTATCTGGACTGACCACATGAAAATCTCTGCACTGCTGACCACCCTCCTCAATTTCCTGCGTGCGATCATCGATGATCGCATGAACGCCGTGTTCGGCCGCCACAGTCTGGTGGGCGACATCTACTTCAACGTCGCACGCGACGAAGCCCACGGCATGTTGGAGGTGCGTCGTAACGCCGCCAGCGGCGGTCACAGCTTCATCTCCTTCCGTGTCGGCCGCCCCTATCAGGTCGACCCGCGACGGATCTCTGGGCGCGCCATACAGGCCATCATGACCCATGCCATGCTGGAGGGTTACGATCCGGTCCGACTGACCATCATGGGTAAGGAAGTCAACACCTACCGCAAGGTGGTGCGTATCGTGCAGCAGGACATCCGCGAGCACGAGTTCGGTCAGACGTACTTCCCCCAGCGCATCGTCTCCCCAGCCGATGCTGGCCTGTGCCTGACGCAGATTCCTGAAGCGGCATAAACGCCACAAGCCCCCTCCCTGCCCAATCGGCAGGGAGGGGGTGTATCTTCCTTTCTTTTTTCCTTCCTACGTGTTATGCACCATCAACCCCATGGTGCAGTAGGAAAGAAGAACCAGCAGTTCGCCAAACACGTGAGTTCTTATCAGCTTGCTGTAGGTTGCCTGCCGTTCCAGAACACACGCCACGCAAAGCATGGCCAGCTCCAGCAACAGTCCAACCGTAATTTCAGGAATCCAAAAGGCCCAGATGATCACCACACTCGCCGCCAATTCTAACAAGCAGTGACAGAGAAGACCGAGATACCACAAACGTTGCCTTTTGGACCTGCTGCGGCTATAGCCGTAATCAACTACATGAACGAGCAAGCCGTGCTTCAGGAGGAAGAGTCCTACGAGCGCCAAGAAAGACATGTCGGAACCCTCGCAAAGGTACAACGCCAGCCACGTCAAACAGCCCGCACTCAACAACGTGCTGTTAACTGTGACCATAAAATAGCGCATAAAACCCTACCACCCCTTCACAGGGTGGTAGGGCTCATATGCCGGTTTAGGCAAACCAAGGCGTTTCTTCACCACTGCCGATCGCACCACCACCTGGCTGACGCAAGGTGATCTCTTTCTTACCCCAGTCATCGGGGATGTCGGCGATGTCTTCGAAGGGCAGCACGATGTAACGATCACGTTCCTTGGTGGCGGTGATCTTACGATGCTTACCGCGCTGGATGGTCAGGTAGGAGCGTCCTGCGACCTTGACGATGTGGATGAAGATCTCCAGATCCACTTCCTGATCCACCGTCGAGCAGCTGTCGTAGTAGCCCTTGCCTTCAATCTCCTTGACGAAGTCCTCCACGTTCTGTCGCACCAGTGCCTTGGCACCGGGAGACAGCTGATGGGGCGAGATGAAGAGGATACCGCGCGGTGCATGGAAGTTACGCATGCGACGCCACAGGTCACGCACCTCAAAGCCCATCGCGCCCTGCACGCAGCCCTTCTTGTTGTACATGTTGAGGTAGTCGCCTACCACGGCATGTACTTCGTAGCCTTGCGCTTCGAGCTGGTTGATGAAATCGAAGTGGCTCTGGAAGGTCGTTTCCGACGGGTCCCAGCGGGTCATGATGATCTCATAGCCGGTGGCCGTGAGCTTCTCATGGACGTACTTGGCAGCCTCGTTGAAATCGACCTCGGCCAGAATGACGCGCTCGCCGGTTTCGTTTTCCTTGATGTTGCGGTACAGCCACAGGATGTTCGACTTCAGTTCGTTCTCAGTGGAGATGTGGACCAGCACCGGTTTCTTGGTCGGGTCTTTCATGTACGGCTTGTTGTACATCGCCAACTGCTTGAAGACCGTCAGCGTGAAGCCGGTCTTGTAGTTGTGCTGCAATGCACCGACCACCACACACTCACCGCGACGCAGGCCGTCATGATCGCCCATCATGCGATTCATGCCCTGCCAACCCATCTTCATGATGCCCTCGGTGGAGATCTCCTCCTGGGCCATGCGGATCAGTTGAGCGGTGCCCTCAATGTCGTTGAGGTTGATCTCTGCCAGCATGCCTTCCACGCGCTGACCTTCCGCGGTGGAGCCGTAGGTTTCAAACTGACCCATCAACTCACGAGAGAAGGCGCGGACATCAAAACCATCATGTGAGAAGAAAGCCTGCTGGTAATACTTCTTGATCAGCGCCTTGACGGCGACCGTATCGATATGGTTGCGCAACTCACCGCGCAACAGCAGCGTCTGCATCTTCAGATGCTCACTGGTCTCTTCAACGGTCAGTCCGTCTTCGCAGGCGAGGTAGATGTGCTCATCCTCACCCACATTGACACGTATCCTTTGAAGCAACGCACTGCGATCCAGTGCCTCCCCTGTCGGCAGATCTGCCATCCACAGGGCGGTGGCACGAAGGGAATGAATCGCTTCACGACCACGATCGAACTCACCGCCGGTGTCCGGCAGCTTGATAGTCCCCACAGCCATCTTGACCACGTCGGTCGAGCGGCCACCCGGGTCCTTCAGCTGATGCTCCTTGTAGAGCAGCGTGATAACTTTGACGAGTAGAAGTTTCGGGTCCATCAATTTCCGCCTAAAAGGGTTTACGCCATGAAATACGTGTACATTCCCGAGTCGATGGTGCCTGCGCTGCGAGCGGCGGGCCTGACGCTTACGGGGGCCGAGGATGTGAAGAAGTTGACTTCGGTCGATTTCCTCGCTGGCATACTATCGCCAGCTGACGTCGCTTTTTACTGGTACGCCAATATGTACAACGCCACCTACATCCCGCTGCCGATCACGGCATCGCTGGAGTCGGCGGTGAAGGAAGTGTTGGACCCCACCTCCGCTGTCAACGCAACCGATGCCCGCTGGGCGGCCATCCGTGCCAAATTCCAGGACTACGTGCTCAACGAGAGCGCGCCGTTCGTGCCCTTGGAGGGCAAGCGCCTGTTCGTGTCGCTGCTGGATGAAAACACGATCCTGCTCACTCACGTTGACGGAGCAGTTGAATCCGAGCGTGATATGTATGACCGCGTCATCCGTACGCTGCACGCGCTCATCCCTTTCGAGGCCCTCGCCAACTTCCCACTGTTCGGCGCGTACCTCACTGCAACTCAGACTGCTCTTCATGATGAGTCTGCACAAACCCCGTAATTAGGTATAATGATTTGGTAGATGTGATTCTACCCTTTCAGTTTTGGCGGCATGGTGGTCTCACCTGAAACCAGGACGTTCCTAGTTATATGGTTTGTGGGTAAAGTCGACTCAGCGTATTTGGGTTCGACCTACTGCTGTGTAGAAATACTATAGCGGTCAGCGTCAATCTGGATCGCTGCCCACGGATCTTCAACACCCTTCGAAGGAAATATTTCCCATGTGGAACCATCAGAACAAGCAGCGCAGCGCGCACACTGCTTTCGCGTCCAATGTCAAGTCCCTGACCGGCCAGGCCGGCTCCGCCCTGGTCAACGCCGATGACACCGCCGGCCTGCTCTCGTTCGAGTCGATGTCCGGCGAACGCCAGGAAAGCGTCAAGCAGACCCTGAGCGACGTCCAGTCCAAGATGAAGGGCTTCCTCTCCGGCATGGTCGGCGACGCCGGCCTCGGTTTCGAAGGCTTCGGCGGCAAGACCCCGGCCGAGCAGGACGCCCGTCTGGACATCGCTGCCCAGGCAGCCGCCGTGGTCGTGATGGCCGCCGGTGACGTCACCGGTTACGCCCGCAAGGCCTACACCGTCGAGCAGCACGAGAAGGGCGTCAACCGCCTGATCGGCTTCGACAGCGCCGGCACCGACCACCGCCTGGAGACCGCCTTCGAGGCGTTCGACAGCAAGGAACTGACCAACCACCTGCCGTACTCGGCCACCTTCGCAGCCTTCGGCTCGCGCCAGGACGAGTTCTGCGAAACCTTCTTCAACACCGCGGTCGTGACCCCGGACCAGGCCGGCCTGGACATCGAGATCACCATCCCGAAGGTGTTCACCAACAGCACCCACCCGACCAACGGCAACCCGACCAACTTCGACAAGAAGAACCTGATCGACGCCGTGGTGGACGCCTCCATCCTGAAGGATCACGCCACCCGCCTGATCCCGCATGCCAACCCGGACAACAGCAACGCCGACAAGTTCGTGCCGGTGGCCAACCACGCCAGCGTGTTCGAGCGTCAGCAGGGCTTCGACATCCCGACCCGTCCGCTGAAGGCCGGCGTCGACATCGGCCTGATCGGCGTTGCCGCGTACGCCCCGATCCTGGCTGGCGGCGTGCTGTCCAACACCGACGCCGTCGATGCTTCGATCGAGCTGGAATCGGTGTGGCTGGCCTTCGACGCCACCACCCCGGCGATCGGCTTCGACACCAGCTACATGCCGCGCAACCGCTTCACCAAGACCGTGGAAGGCAACTTCAAGGCCATGCAGCTGACCTTCAGCTCGCGTGACCTGGTCATCGATGGCACGAAGAAGAACTCGGCCAACCTGGTGCCGGCGCAGTTCCAGGCGATCATCGACAACGAGTGGAAGGTCTACCTGAAGGTCCAGGTGCACGGCGAGTTCAACGTCGAGTTCGGCTCGGTGAACCTGACCGGCTTCCCGGTCAAGGTCGACCTGATCCAGACCAAGGCTGGCGTGAGCATCGGCCTGACCGACGGCGTGGGCAAGACCCTGGTCGACGCCCTGGAAGAGCTGTACGTGGCCGGCTACACCCTGAAGGCCAACCGTACCAACTCGAACCTGCGTACCCGCGGCCACGTGGTCGACGTCACCGTCGAGCGCGAGCGTCACACCCTGCCCCTGGGTTCGCCGATCACCTTCCCGAGCCCGGTGCATGAAACCAATCGCGATGGCGACATCAAGATTGCGATCAACGCATCGCGCATCCGCAACAGCAACCTGGGCGTCACCGTCCTGCTGACCTACGCGGATACCCTGGAGAAGGTCGTCAAGGGTCCGAAGCGCGACGACGGCGTCGTGCCGGCCATCGCCGGTGCCGCCCGCTGGGTGGTGCAGCCGTGGTTCGAGCGTCGCAAGCTCGACGTCTCGGCCAGCATGACCTCCGAGAAGTCGATCGAACGTGCCGGCGACATCGCGCTGACCCTGGTCAACGCCATCCGCGACATGGCCTACCGCGCCTACCGCGACTCGCGCTACCAGGCTGCCCTGGACGCCGCGTCGCAGGGTTCGGGTGAGAAGCCGACCCTGATCATCGGTACCGACAGCATCATCGAGCGTCACCTGATGCTGGCCGGCGACGACCGTACCTTCGGTACCGTCTTCGAGAAGTTCAAGATCGTCTCCTCGCAGGACAGCCGCGTCTACGGCAAGATCTTCATCACCTTCAGCCGCGGTTCCAGCGATCCGTCCGACGTCCTGTCGTTCGGTACCCACGCCTGGATGCCGGAACTGACCGGTGCTCTGCCGATCAACCGTGCTGGCGCGACCTACCACGAAGCGATGGTGCAGCCGCGCAACCTGCACGTGCCGAAGCTGCCGATCCTGGGCATCATCGAAGTCGCCGGTCTGTCGAAGGCGCTGGTCGAGAAGACCCCGGTCCTCATGGTCGGCCCGTCCGACATCGTCAACCCGTGGCTGCCGGTCGTTCCGTGAAAACGCGAACGTCTCGCCGAGGTGGTTGCTAACACCGTACTGCCGGGGCTTACGTACCCGTAAGGAAAGTGAAAGCACATCTCACGGATGACGTGTAACAAGCATAGGCCCACACCCCTCCGGGGGTGTGGGCTTTATGCCGTCTATTTGAAAGGTATTTCAGACATACATCATCCAAGAGTAACTCCTGAAAGTGCAACAACGGTACTCACCATGAATCCATCTTCTCGCGCTACTGAATTTGTCCCAAGCGCGATTGAGCTTGGTGCCAGATCAGAGAACCTGAGAATCACTCCCCAGTCGATCACCTCGATCCAGATCTTCAATGGTCTGGGTCGGCCGGTGTGTGCGGCATTCCGGACCGGAATCCGCCAGCAGATCCCCAACCTGATCACGGCCTCTCGCCAGGCCGTTCTCATCCGGTTGTCCTATTACACTCACCACGGAGTAAATGTTGACACAGCACTCCTATTGAATGACGATGGAAGCGAGGGGTCGAAAAGCAGTCAGCTGCTGCATGCTGCACAAGCCAGAAAGCTCACCGAGTACCAATCCGGTGTAGGCCATATGGACGTTGCGCATGTGGACTACTTTGTCTCATTGGCTGATTTCCAGGCCAGCGGTTCATCGATCTACATTGATGAGCTGGACATTGTCCTCAGTCTGAATAGCATCGACCAAACGCCTTTCCATCCTCACTCCCTCCACGGAGTGAGAGATCGACTTATGCCGTCTCCCATGGATGAGCTGGGGCAGGCTTTCAACTACAGGGTGGAAATCCACGATTGCGATGGTGTGTTCGGCGATCGGTTTGTGAATGTAGGTGGGGAAGTGTTCCCGATTAAGCGTCGGACTGACCAGCGTGGTCGGGCAGGCGTTTACGTGATCAGTTCCTACCCGTCCAACACCATCACCGGAGTCACCAGCCAGCGTGCTCGACATTACACCTTCATCGAGGCCGACGCTAAGCTCCATCTGTATCACAGTGCCCTAGAGGCGCAAACCCATGGCAATCCCAGTGACGTGTACAAGCGGGAACTGGAAACCATTGCCCATCAGAACAAGCTGGATGAGAATCGAATGAAGGCAGAGGCCCGGCAACAGGCAGCTGACCTCGAGGATCGTAAGCGCATATGGGAACGGGAGAGGGAAGAGGCAAAGCAGGACCAGCTCCGTGAGGAGCGTAGACTGCGTGAACGCGCAGCAGAGCTGGATGCTCTAGCCAACAATTACCGCTTGCAGGAACATCAGCTCAAGGTTGATAAACTGTATCGCACGGAAATGTACGAGCAACGCTCTGACCAACGTAAGAACTGGTCTGAGTCGCTCAAGCTTTTCCCGGTGTTGCTAACTCTGGTGGCGGCCGGAATTGCAGCATACAAGAAATTCTCTGACTAAAGTCGGCGAGGACTTATTTGTGGACAAACGTCTTTTTGATCTGGTTCATCAGCGCACGCCCAAGTTCAACGACCGAATCGCTGAGGGCTATGCAGTCAAGGCCATGCGTTTCGTCGAAGACAGCGTGAATCGCTACTTCGAAACAGCTGCCGCGGAGTTTCCGCCGGAGCTGACGTATGAGGGGTACGATCGTCGTACCCCGTTCGAAGAGTACAACGAAGTTACCAAGCGCATCACCAAGCAGCAGAGCAACACCACGCGCAGTACGTTCGAACTGGCCCCCAGCTGGCTGTACATGGTGGTCTACAAGTTCAAGTTCAACGGCGAAGACATGGAGCTGCGTCCGCTGTACCTGCCGTTCGTCGGTCAGGCCGGCACCATCGTCTTGCGTGGTAGTACGTTCAGCATCTGCCCGGTTGCAGCCGACAACGGTTTCAGCGTCGGACCGGACAACCTGTACATCCCGCTGAACAAGCTCAAGCTCACCTTCAAGCGCATTCCGCATCACTTCCTCAAGGACGGTGAACGCGAGACGGCGCAGGTGGTGTGGGCCCGTGTGCATCAGGCGTCCCCGCCTAAGGGATTCCGTATGATGGTCCAGGGTCACACCACCATCCCGCATTACATCTTCGCCGAGTACGGTGTGCGTGAAGCATTCCGTCGCTATCTCGGCGCTGAGGTGGATGTGGGAGATCCCTTGGCCATCAACGAGAACACCCATCCTGCCAGTGAGTGGATCATCTGCTCCACCCAGCACTCTGCGATGCTGCGCCCGCGCGGTGTCAAGGACAAGGCGTACGTGGCCAGCAACATCCGTCTGGCCATCCGTAAGGAGCATTACAACCTCACGGCACGGGAGATGATCGGTGGGTTCTTCTACGTGGTGGATCACTTCCCGGATCGGGTACTGCCCGATTACGTGGACCAGCCGCGCCTGTGGGCCAACCTGATCGGGTCGTTCCTGTTCGGTACGAGCAAGAGCGAAGGCAAGATCGCTGAAGAGATGATGCATCACATGGCCTCGGTGCGAGGCTATACCGATGCCGAGAGCCGCCTGTCCTTCCAGACCGCCGGCATCGAAGCTGAAACCATCCACGACTTCTTCTTCCATGTGGTCGAGTCGTTCAACCAGCGCATCACCCAGTCGCAAAGCGATGTGTCCAGCCTGTATGGAAAGCGCCTGATGGTGCTGTACTACGTGCTCAAGGACATTCGTGAAGCGATCAACAGCTTCACCCTGAAGGTCGTGTCGCCTCGCAAGAAGCCGCTGACCAAGAAGGACATGGAGAAGATGCTGCGTGACTACATCAAGCCCCTGTTGATCATGGGCCTGAACAAGGAACACGTGGAGGTCAACTCCGTGGCGGTGCCTGGGGACAACATGATCCCCAAGATCACCAGCCAGATGGCGCTGCAGACCGACACTCGCATGGGTCGCGGTCGTGGCGGTGGGTCGGTCAACGATGCCACCAAGCACTTGCACGTTTCGGTTGCCGAAGTCGGCAGCTACTCGACCATGAACAAGTCCGATGCCACCGGACGTCGCAAGATCAATCCCTTCGCTAAGACGGATGAGAACGACACCATCATCCGCAACCCTGCACTCGTGGAAATGCTCGACGAAGTCCAAGGCAAAATCCAGCGTCGTCAGTAATCCACCAATCTTGTCCCCGGAGAAATCATGTCCGCTTATTCCCAAGCACCCGGCCAGTTGCCTTATCAGCCGGCCGTTGTCCTTCGCTCCAACGTCAGTCCGCAGTTCCAGCAGTTCATTCCCATCATCAACGGGTATGCGCAGCTGGAAGTGCTCAACAGCGCCCAGCGGACGCCGTTGCGGGGCATCTACGCACAGCAGGTCAGCCAGAACAACTGGCAGAACCCGATGTACCAGATGTTGGTCAATGCCGTCGGTCAGCTCGGCGAGATGTTGCACCGTACCCGCAACGTCCAGCCCGAGCAGGCCATCCAGGCAGCAGCCGGTGAAATCGTAGCCTGTTTGGTTGCGGTCTTCGCGGTCGAGAACTCGCAGCAGCTGGGCCAGTACCTGCAGTCCCAAGAAGCACGGCAGCAGGTCAATGCGCTGGTGACCAAGTTCCAGCAGTACGATCGCGAGATCACCGCCTTCTTCAATGGCGGTATGGCTGCACCGGTCCAGACGCCGCAGCAGATCTACGGTCAGGCAGCCTACGGCGGTGGTGGGTACCAGAACGCCGGTTACACGGGCGTCAGCATGCCCTCCGGCCCCAATCCGCTGTTGGCCGGTACGACCAAGCATGCGGCTGCACAGGTCTTCCCGGATGCGTCCGTGGGTGTGCCCACGGCCACCAGCACCATGGGTCTGGGTAGCTTGACCATGGGCATGAAGAGCGGCGATGCCAATGCCGGTTCGCCGGCTGGACTGAAGGAGCTGTTCCACATGGATTCGCTGGGCACCCAGCACCATGAAACGCCGCCGGACGTCAAGCCGTTGAACATCCCGGCTATGAACCATGCCGCAAACCTGGCCCCGGCCAACGCAGCCTTCAAGCTGCAGGAAATCGGCCTGCCCGATGCAGCGCCGAGCTTGCCGGAAGTTCCGGCAGAACCGGTGAACGTCCAGCCCCTGCCGCTGAACGAAGTTGCAGACTCGCCGGTGGACACCGGTTGGGTGACGTTGGATGACACCCTGGACTGGCCGAAGGTGCGCGATCGCAATCGGCCGTTCGACGCCATGCTGTTGGAAGATGGTACGGAAATCCGTCCCTACTTCCTGGCTGGCGACTGGAAGGTGAAGTTCGATGCTGAGCATCCCTTCCTCCGTGCGTACGATCCGATCACGCATGTGCGCATGCTGCGGAAGGATCGTGAAGGCAAGATCACCGAAGAACTGGTCACGAGGAAAGAAGAGATGAACTACGAGGACCATGAGCTGAACTCGGCGGACCGTGCGGCCTACGACAAGGCTCGTCGTCGCGACGAACTTCGTCCGGTGGACATGTCGGTCATCAGCAAGTTGCAGCCGGTTCCCGAATCGCCGCTGTCCACCCAGCTGCTGCCGGTTGAAGGCGAAGCCGTCAATCCGGAAGAGGTGGTCGAGGTCAAGCCGGTGGTGGGTCTGGACAAGGCCATCATCGTCAAGGAAATGACCGACTCCCACAACAAGCTGCGGGTGGAGCTGTCCAAGAACGGCGTCGAGCGCGATTCCAACGCCGCCTTCGAGTATTACGTTGATGTGGTCAATGCTCGCCTGGTGACCCAGGACGATCTGGCCGTCATCGAACTGATGCTCGAATGCGAAAGCCTGGAAGGGGTCGTGGACCTGCAGTCCCGCATCGGCGAGGACAAGCTGGCCAACGTGCTGGATGATCGCCTGACCGCAGCGGTCAACGACGCCCTGCACAAGAACCTGGGCTTCACCCAGTGGACCATCTCCAGCTTCGGTGAGGACTACCTCAACCTCATCACCGAGCTGAACGCTGAAGGCTACGAAGTCGTGGCCGAACGCCTGCAGAACTACGCAGAAGAGATCGCCACCCGGGCCCTGCAGTTCAGCACGCAGGACGAAGTCATGACCTTCGGCAAGAACGCGCTGGGGATCACTGACGATGATCTGAAGGGCACCGATCTGAAGGTACTGTGCCTGACCGAGCGCAACTCGGTTACGGTCTTGCCGTGGACGATGTCCCAGCTGCGGGTCCATCTGGAACCGGGCATCGCTTCGCTGGTGCCGGAAAGCACCCTGCCGAAGTTGCACGAAATGCTGACGGCGATCCTGACCCGTACGGTGGACGTGCCCAAGCTGTACAACCATCGCTACCTGCTCACCCGCAATGATGAAGTGCTGGGTGGTTCGGAGCTGCTGGAAATCTACCGGGGTTACTACGTCGACGATGCCATTCTGCTCGGCTTCTCGACGACTCCGGCTGACAGCGTGTAAGGGGACGGCACATGGACTACCACCGGGCATTGCGCCCGGTGGTAGTCTTGTGTCTTTTCTTTTTGCCCTTTATTCAGCCGGTGGAGCTTCGGACGTGGGCTGTGCCTCGTCCTCTTCTTCCGTGGCTGCAGCCTCATCGGTACCAGTGCCAGTATCAGCACCCGTATCGGCCCCGGTATCCATACCGAGATCATCGTCGAAGTTCAAACCATCGCCACCGGTATCACCACCGGTGTCCATGCCCGTGTCCGTACCACCGCTGGTTGCGGCGGGACCAGCATCCAGTTCAGTGGCCTGACCGGCTGCCTTGAGCGATTCGATACGTGCCGCGTACTTGCGACGACGCATCAACACGGCGGTGATGTAACCACCCATGGAGGCGCGGATGTTCTCCACGTGAGCTGCGTTGGCTTCCTGCATGTTCAGCGCCGGACCATCTTCGTCGGCCTGGGTGAGGATTTCCAGTTCCGGGAAGATACGGTTGGTGCGCATGTAGTCGCGCATGAAGAACGCCTTGGTTGCTTCGATCAGGGCATTGAGATCTTCCTCGCCGCCTGCGATTTCCATTTCGCGCAAGAAGTCCGGCGTCATGTACGCCTTCAGCGCCGTTTCCAGCGCGCTGTTGTACTTCTCGAAAGCTTCCATCTGCAGTGCCTGCGAACCCTGCTCGGGCTTGGGCAGTTCCACACGCAGGGCGTGGATGAAGTCCAGGATGATCGCATCGACCGGATCGTCATTGTCATGACGCTGGAGGAAGCTGTCGATCATGTCGTCCTGCAAGTTCTGGACGTTCTCCTTCTTCTCATCCTTGTCCTCACCCTTGCGCTGCAGATCCGACTGGCGCATCTCCAAGATCTTCTTGACCTCATCACGCATGCGGTCGAGCAAGATGCCCGAGTTCAGCGTGAAGCGTGCCACGAAGTCCTGCAGGTGACCGGTGTAGATCTTCTGCCACATCAACACGCGCTTGGCCATCAACAGGTTGTTGGCCACCACCGACGTGGCAAAGTCCGGACCCTGTGCAGCATCGACCGTTTCCGGCGCCAGACCGAACGAGTTCAGGTGACGCTTCTTCAGGTCGTCCTGCAGCTTGTCATCCGGACGCACGCGGTTGTTCTGACGATCTTCCACGTTGACGGCCGTGGACGGATAACGGGGGTTGCCCGAGATCACGTATTCCACCGAGGCCTGCTGCATGTAGTTGACGATGTCACGCGGACTGGTTGCACCCAGCGGCATCAAACCGTTGGAGCGCGCATAAGCGAACTCATGCATCAGTCCTTCCACCGTCGACGCCGGATCGGGGTCCTGTTCGTCCAGCGTGATCGACACGATGGTACGACCCACCGAGTTCTTGATCGCCGCCATGGTGTCAGCAAACAGCAGCATCGCACGCAGACCGCCGATGACCTTGGACTTCTGCATCAGCGACACACCCACACCGTACTGGTTGTAGTCGAACGCGATGTAGGTCATCAGTTCGGCCGGCACGTACAGCAGCTGGGTGTGCATACCTGCCAGCGCACGGGCCAGCATGATGCGGTAGATTTCCTGCGGGTTGGCTACCTGCACGCCTTCGCGGTACAGACCGTTCTGCAGACGCTGCGCCAGACCGACCTGTACCATGTCCGAGTAGATGCGCGTCATTTCATCGACGTCCATCTGACGGCTGTACCAGTCGCTGCCGTAAGTGCCACGCTTGACCTTGGCCGTGAGCTGGCTGACCAGTTCGCGGTTGGACTTCAAGTTGTTGGACATCTCATGGTAGTAGTCCTGCTCCTGCGACTTGACCAGCGGATTACCCTGTCGGTCCAACAGCACGAAGTAACCCAGGTGCTTCTCCGGCGAGGAGGGCACGTGGACAGGAATCACACACTCGCTGGGCAGATGCATGTCCAGCGGATGGCCGACGGACTCACGCTGCAACTGGGAGGGCTTGTCAATGGTCAGGATCTGGCGCAGCTGGAACTGACGATCGCGGTAGAGCGAGCCACGTTCCTTGGCCTGCGTCAGCGCATCTTGGTTCTGCTGCTTCTGATCCATCTTGGCCGCCATGCGATCCACACCCACGAAGGCTTCCGTAGCCAGACCGTTGGGACGGATCACATCGTTGAGGCGATCGCGGCGCGACTTCTCCAGCAGTGCCGGAATGCGCAGCACCTGCGGGTTATCGGTCACCGTCAGCAGCGGATCGAAACTGACCTTGCGCTTGACATGTTCCAGCGGATCGGTCGGCTTGTCCGGGCGGAAAGTAACGTCCATTTCCCACTGGAGGTTTTCGAAGGCGGGCAGATACTTTGGCTTCTCCCCCAACGCTTCGCTGAACCACGACTCCATGGTAGGCAGCACGTTCTTATCGGGCGCACCGGGATTGCCGAGGATGCCCTGCGAGCGCGGCATCTTGGTTTCCACGTCGATGATGTCACCGATCGATTCGTGGCTGACCCGGCTATTGGAGTTGATGGCATGATCGATGGAAGACTCCGGCAAAACCATGATGGCGTAGCTGCCCGTTTTGAACAGGGCATCGCGCAGATGGTCCGGAGCTTTCTCGCTCATTTTATAGACATTGTCGAAGTGTTCCGTGATGACGTCCAGACACGGCTTTGCCAGCTCCGAGGGGAAGGCAGTTTTGTCCACCGTGTAAGTGATCTTGGTTTCCACCAGATCCTTCGGCGACAGGATCGAACTGACCACCACTTCCTTGGCCAGCTCGGTATCAGGCAGCAGCTGGAAGAGGCTTTCCGAGTCGACGATGTTGGAGGCGGTTTGTTCGCTGATGCGGTCCAGGAGATTCATGTCCGGTCCCTGCACCATCGGGCGGACGCGACCCTGACGATCCACCACGCTCTGTGCAGCGCTGGTGTGGGTCGGGGCAATCAGCTTGCTGACCACCACATCGACCGTCCGGTCTGGGCGCGTGAGCCCGAAGCGCGGGAAGCCGCGCGCTCGCTTGGACAGCAGCGAGTCGTTGTAACTACTGTTGTTCATGGAAACTCCTTCAAACCTTTTTCATTAACGTTGTCATGGGAGGCCGCCTCGTGTCTCAGGCGCAATACAACATTTACCGCAAGAACGTGATGGCGCTGGTGCGGTCGCTGGTCTTTAAGTACAGCGCCACAGCCGATGCGATCAATGCGGCGCAGGAGAGCCTCGGCCGTAGGGTCAACATGGCGGACCCCGCCAGTTGGAAATACTACATGAATCTGAACGGTCAGTACCACGGTACTGATCGGAAGATGACGGTCATCTCTCTGGACACGCTGCAAACCATCGAGTTCACCAAGGAGACGCTTGCCGAGCACCTGACCACGTTGAGTGAGTACCGGTCTTCGGATAACAAGCGTTACTACAACGCGCTGGTCGATCGTTACCCGGATCAGGAAATCCTGATCCAAGGCATCCTCAATCCGGTGGACATTGCCAAGGCAATTGCTGCTAAGGACGGAGAGATTCTCTACTATGACCCGACCCTGGTCGAGGAGAACGAAACCAACCTGATTCCCAAGCTCAGCCAGTGGCTGCGCCTGCAGATCCAGCGTTGGAACGTGCCTGCGTACACGGTTGTCGATGACCTTTATGCCGGCGTCATGCTGGCAAATGTGGTCTCACTTTTGCCGATCACAGTGGAAAACCTGCGATTGGCAAACTGTCATACTCTCTATGCGCACAGCTACCACATCCGTGAATTCTTGGCCAGTAACGGTCGTCTGGACTACTATGTCGACTACCTGACCAAGAAGCAGATGCTCTGGCTGTACCGCAATGCGCGCTACCTGCGACGCAACGCAGGCATGCGGGAAACCTTTGAAGTTTTGATGCAAAACATCCTGACCGATCGAGGGTTGCCGTTGGCCGAATGGCGTATGCGCCATAACGTAAAAGATCTCGCTGAAAATGTACGCGCCTTGCCGGAGTTCTCGCGCAAGCCGCTGAATCTGGAGTACAGTAGCGCCGGTAGCGATACCCGCTCGATCCAGACCATGCTCGACCGCGAAGTGGATGAGGCCCCGGACAATCTGTTCGTCCAGGACCAAGCGGAAGTGGACATGGAAAGCGAGATGGCTAACTCGATCACGAACCGACTGCGCACCAAGGTGCTCGAATCGTCGATTCTGGATCTGACTGACGCCTCACCCTTTACGCTGGCTGACAACCTGCTCAACCATTGGCTGTACCTGTCCAACCAAGGCCGGTACAACTCGGTGGTCACCGTGGACAACCCCAAGACGGGTGGTCAGATCTCGTTGACCATGGAGGAAGCCTTCTTGGTGTTCCTGTACGCTTACAACCTCTCGGTAGGGATTGAGCTGAAGGAACTGCCCTTGCTGCAGGCCATGAATGTGCGACGCTTGCCGTTGCCCACCGTGGCTCAGGTGCACAGCATCGTCGACCCCAATCTGGTACCGCGTTCGATCATCGAGCAAATGATGAACGGCATGGTGCCGCTGACCACGTACATCTCCATCCCGGCCTTCTACGAGACCGTGGTGAAGATCCACAGTGAGAAGCTGAATCAGCGTCTGATCTACTCCAACGTCGAACACTACCTGGCCCGCGGTCAGGCAGAAGCGGCGATGCGTTACCTCTACGGTGACTATCCGATCCAGATCGGTAAGAGTAGTGGGTTCACTACTTACACGCAGTGGTTCACCGATAAGGGTCTGGATGTCCCCACCTACACCATGCTCGAAGCGGACCTGCTGGCCAATCAGCTGTATGCGCGTTGCACTGGCCAGAACCTGAAGGTTGCTCGCAGCCTGAAGGAACTCCAGGCGGCCATGCTGCGTTTGATGAAGCAGCTGTCTTCGTACTCGATCCAGTTCCTGCAGTCGATCAACTCCAACCCCATCTCGGTGGTGGAATGGCCCTTGATCCGACCCGGCGATCACACCGGTTATGTGCGCCACGCCGATTACATCCAGACCATCGACATTGACCTGCAGTCCACGCGCACGCGTCGCCGCAGTTTGTTGCCGATTGACTTGGCTGAAATCTCGGCCGGGTTGGAATCCAATCTCTTCTGGCGCAGTGATGCGTGCTTGGACATTGGACTGGACGTGGAGAAGGCGGGCAATAGCAGCCACACCATCCGCATGGTGCAAGGCTCCACTGACGTGCTGTCTGTACGCAATAACTTCCCTGAGTTGGGCCCGGATACGCCCATTCTGTCCAGCTACGATTACGTGGCTCCCGGCAGCAATGCGCTGTCCACGGCGTTTGAATTCTTGGACTCCCCGCACTACCGGTTGGACGACGCCGATCGTACCGCGGTGGCTGCACGCTACGCTGCCTACGCAGATAGCAAGGGTCCGTTCAAGCGCATGCTGATCGATGTTGCACCGATCATGCGACTGCCCGGTCTTACCATCAACCTTCTGCAAGGATAAGTCCCCATGAGTCAGTCCCTGCGATTGCTGGGCTTGCCGATCAAGACGGCCCACCAAAGCATGGTCGCTGAAGCGTTGACGGATAGTGACAATGTGAATCTGCTCCAGATCGGCGACCCGTTTACCCGTGGAGACGGGCGGGTCGGCCTTCTGGTGTCTGTTGCCGATGAAGCTTACGACGACCCGGACATGAAGTGGTATGGGACCGTCGACTTCTCCGTGCGCAAAATGCCACTGGAGGAGTTTTTTGCCGGCATCACGCTGAAGATCAAACTGCCGGCCACCCCGGCCGGCGGTCTCAACACCAACACCGATGACGTGGTGGATAAGTTGAGTGAGATCTTCGGTATTCGCTTTGACCCCGTCGACTATTTCAGCGATGCCATCGTTTCTGCCGGCTCTGCCGATTACATGCTCCGTACCACGGTCGTCAGTCCGCGCTGGTCGGGGCAGGTCATGGTTCAGATTTATCCTGACGTGTAAGGACCAAGACCATGGCCGATAAAGAAACCAAATACCTGAAAACCCTCAAGCCGAAAGACGCGCTGAGCGTCATGTTGACCGAGGCCAACCACCTGCGTTACCCGCTGTACGATCTGGTGCCCAGTCTGCCGCGTAAAGTGGCCGGCACCCGCACACAGGTCGACCTCAAGGCGCGTGACCAGGTGGCCAAGGATGACTTCTATCCTTACACCGGTGAGGTCAAGGACTTCACGTTCAACCGCGTGGACCTCAAGCAGGAATACGGCGGTAAGATGGAAGGCTTCCGGCTGACCCTGCCCAGCTCTACCAAGGAACTGACCGATGAACTGACCCGGCGCTTCGGCACCGAGTTTGAAATCGATGACGTGGTCTTTGAGACCATCCATTCGCGCAACTCGGTCCCGTACACGCTCAAGGCCAAGGTGGAATCCCTGCGCTTTGTGGGTCAGGTCGACTTTGTCCTGTCTGACGTGCGCGATCTTTCCGAGATTGCTCGCGACAGTCTGGGCAATCCGGCCTACACCAAGTTCATGGCCGAACTGCCGCTGGCCTCGCCGTATGCGAATGCCACCGGCTGGATGGATCGACTCAACAGTCTGTGGCCGGGCAGTGATGCACAAACCCAGGCGGAGTTCTTGAACCTGTTCAAGGGCACGATCGCTCCGTTGAATGTCCACGCCAAACTGGTCAGTCCCTCCCCGTGGGTGATCTCACCCGCGCCGGCACCGTTCAACCTGTACAACGCACAGCTGGTGACCCAAGACGCAGGTGTGGTGAACTACCCTGCATTGGCCAACTCGAAGCTGAACCACGTCGCTGAGTTTGCTCTGTCCAAGGAGTATTGTACCAACATCTCCGAGGCCCGGGCCCTGCTGTGGTATGCCGATGAGGAAAGCAAGGACACCCAGATCCGCATGACCCCACGACTGCGTCAAAGCGGGACGCTCAATACCACCGATGCGACTGCTTACGCCGAATGGCTGGGTACGCTCAAGGTATCGGATGTGATCACCGCCTCGCCTCACGCGTCGATGACGATGGAGCCGGGCGTGAACTGGACCGTGGGTACGACTAAGTCCCCAACGAACCTCTACGGGGCTGTGGTGCAGTATAACGGCCTGCGTCGTGGGCAGGACAGCACCAGCATCTATAACGACCTCACGCATGTACTGGTGGTGTCGATGGATGAACGCTACAATAGCCTGTGGCGCGGCAACCTGTCCTTCTTCTACAGTGAAGCGGCGGTCCAGCCCAAGGGCTTTACCGTGGAAGTCTTCCGTGGCAGTAAGGTGGGTGAAACCATCACGCTGATCCCGCAGGAGACGCCGGAATGGATGAAGCACGGCAACCCGGTAGTGGGTGACACCACCCGTCCGGGCGGTAAGGTGACGCTGGATGGTTCCAGCTACCTGCAAGCTGCTGTGCATGAGGCCTTCAACTTTGGCACTGACGACTTCACCTTCGAGTTCACGGTGGAGTTTGCCAATCTGCCAGCCACCATTGCGGTGGGTCTGGTGGGTACGGCCAATGTGCAGCTGGGTGATGAGAACACGGGCCTGGTCTACATGTACGGTGCTGAACCGAGTCTGCCGCCAGGCTATGCAGGCACGTTCCTGTTTGGCACTACCGATGTGGGCCTGAATGCACTGACCTCTGAGCGGGTTCTGACCGCCGGTCGGACCAAGGTGTCCATCACCCGTCGCAATGGGTCGATGTTCCACCTGTTCTACAACGAACAGCAGTCTGGTCAGGGTAACGGCTTCGTCGACCCGGGCGCGGTTGTGAATCTGGCCAAGGCCGATGGCGTGACCATCGGTGCGATTACCTCCAGTTCGGATATTGCCAAGTTCACCGGTGAGATTTCGGACATGCGTATCATCAAGGGTCTGGCGCTGTACGAGCCGGCTCCGCGGATCTACTTCGCTGACGCCAATGGTTCGGAGACCGACGATGGTCGCACGTTGTATGAAAACGGTACGTTGGATCTGACGGTCATCATCGATCCGCCGTTGTCGCAAGCCCGCACTGTCCAGCTCAGCTTCACTGGCGATGCGCGGGTGGGCCGTGAGTACAACTTGGCACAGGGTGGCACAAGCATCACGATACCGGCAGGTGCGGGGGAGTTTACCTTCACATTGCGCGGCATCGAGACCTCAGCCTTCAATGGCGCACGTTCGTTCAATGTTGGCCTGACCTCCGGTGAAGGCTACATGGCCGCCGAACCGAAGACCGCGTACTGCACCTTGCGTGACGCAGTGTACATCGCACCGGTATGGCCGCGACAAACGGCGGGCCGTGTGCGTTCGGGCCGTGATGTTGACATTGTGGTCGATCCGGGACTGTTCTACGTTCCGCAGTGGCAGCGTATGCTCGGCCAGCACGTGGATGGTCTGTACATGTATCGACATGCGCACGATGTAACGCGCATTGCAAACGGCGGGTTCATCCGCGGCCATGCGCCGTGGGCGGCCTATTCGCCTAAGCACGATGCGGTGCTGATCATGTACGCTGGTGGTGCTCGCATGATCTACGGACCGAAGACCAATTACCGCGTGGTGGAATCCACCTCCGGCTTGGCCTCGCGTGTATCGCCCACGTCGCCGATGTGGATTGCCGAGTGGGATGTGTTTGTGGCCTTTGACCTGTACACCAGTACGGTCATCAAATCGGCTGACGGTCTGACGTGGTCGGCGATGCCGGCTATGGCAGGAGTGACCAACACCCAGAGTAACTGGATGTATGGCATGGTGTGGGACAAGGTCAATCAGCGCCTGTTGGTGTTGGGTAACTTGGGTCTGACATCCAACACCGGCAGTCAGGTGGGTGGTCGCATTCTCGCCTACACCGCGGTGGATCAAAGCGCTGCACCGACTGTCGTTGCTACGGTTCCGTACTACCTGCTGGAGAACTGCTTCTTCTACTCCGAGGTATGGGGCAAGTACGTAATGACGGTCTGGGCCAACCTGCCGAACCTGGGCTTGACACCGGGCTTCTACCTGTCCGATGACTTGTCCAACTGGACCCGCATGGAAATGCCTCCGGGCAATACCTCGCTGATGACTCACTTCAATGACGTACCGCAACGCCAGATGGTGTACGCACGTCAGAACGATGGGAAGCTGTGGGCGTGGAAGGAAGGGGAATGGCGTGAAGCCACCTCGGCCAACAATTCCACCGATCCTGGCGCTCATCTGGCTTATCACCAAGTGGAGGATCAGCTCTGGTCCAACCTGTCCAACGGTGATGAGCAAGCAGTGGACATCTACGTGGACAAGGCGACAGCTTTGATTGGCTGGGACGGTACGTGGGAAACGCTGCGTAACAGTGGTCCGGGTGTGGGTGAAACGCGTTACGTATCCCATCTGGATAAGCTGTTGGTGGCCAACACCTCTGCTGAAGTAACTGCCGACGGTTTGACGTGGGCCAGTGCTGGCATCAGTGGTGCGGTTATCAGCGCAGGGTTCATCCCAGACTTTGCTACGTTGATCGTGCAGAGCACGGGTACGTTGGTGGATACCGGTTCTGGTTATGGGGCGCAGATCCAACAGACCAATCGACCGACGGGTAACGTGTTCCATGGCGATGACATCGTCCTGGGCTTTACTGCCGGTGCCGCCCGTTGGCAGTATAAGGCTGACTTGACCAATCCAAACGCAGCGTGGAGCAACATGACCCGCGCTGAATTTGGCGAGCAGTCTCGCGCAGCCTTTGCCGATCGTGAAGGTATCTGGACCACGATTGCATTCCCGTCGCGCCAACTCTGGTATGCCAACGCTAACCCGAGTCTGGCCAGTGCCAGTTGGACTCGCATCGGTACGACCACCAACAAGTGGAATGACCTGTGCTACGCCAACGGCATGAACATGATGTTCTTTGCAGCCAGCGATGGTATCTACAGCACTCCCGCCCGTTATGAGCCTGTCAAGCAGATCTCGACGACGGTGGCGGTGCAAGGTGTCATCTACGTCCCTGAGGCCAATAGCGTTGTGGCATGGACGACCGATTCGGTCTACGTGTACAACGGTCAGGAATGGAAAACCTACGCAGCACCGTTCACTGGTACTTACGTGATTGCATGGATGCCAAACGTCAAACGTTTGGTGGCTTTCAGTAAGAACCGCTCGCGTCGAACGGCCGCGTTCTTGGACGTGTAATAAGCATGCCCCTCCTCCCTTCGGGGAGGAGGGGTTTATGCCGATCTTTATCTTGTGATTCTTTGAGTGCACTAGCCAGGAGCTATGCGATGACCACTCCAACCGATAGCCCTGCCCGTTTGACGGGCCAGCAGTACATCGATCTGTATCTCGATCCGATCCTGCAAGAACTGGGTATCCAGCGTACGCATCTGGATGTCAGCTACTTTCCGGCCGAAAACCGGATTCACCTGAAAGCCCGTGAGTTTGCCACCACGGGCGAGCCGGGTAACCTCATCAACGAAAAGTCCTTCAGTTACCTGCGTCAGGATCTGACGAAGCTGTTCCCGGCCCCGTTGCTGTACAAGGGCGAGTGGCCGATCAAGTACCGTGCATTGGCGCAGTACATGCTCACTACCTACGGCATCGTCATGGAGGAAGGAGAGTTCTTCGTCGGCAATGAAAATGTCGGTATGACGCCGGGCATGGAAGATGAGATCGCCCTGACCCCACCAGTTACCACTGGCCTGATCACCTTTTTTGCTAATGACAAGTCGCTGCGTTTTGCCACCGACAGCTGGTTCAACATCATCGTCCATGACACGGTGGGGCGTACGCGCCTGAATGCGCTTTATGACGTGGCCTTGCGCGGGGACATGAATTCCCTGCACACCGACGCGGACCTGATCTCCATCGACAGTACGCTGTTCCTGAGCACCGGTCATGCGTGCGTGCGCGATCTGTTCCGCCGTCTCTACGGCATGGTGCCCGATGATTCGCAGGTCAGTTGGACCTACGCTGTCAATGGCCAGTACATGCGTGCTTCGATGCAGGCTCGGACCACCGAGACCGGTACCGGTGCAACCGGTAAGTATTCCGGCGGTGCGTACATGGACTACACCCGTGCCAATTTGAATACGGTCATCCCGATGCCGTTGAACATCGACGGTACCAACGAGATGTCCTATGAGGTGTTCTCCCGCTTCATGCTCAACAGCTACGGGCTGCTGATGGAAGAGGGCGAGTTCTATCTCCTGTCTGATCCGACCAAGAAGCCGCTGGTGCCGGGAGACATCGTCAAGTTCGTCCCGGACAACGGTGAAGCCGATGCGCTGGTGGCTACGGTCAACTCTCGCCGCTTCCAGCCTGGCTCATCGGTCAACCTCAAGTTGATCTTCCCCAGCCTGCTGGTGGTGTTGGGTAAAGTACCTACCGTTGCTCCGGGTGAAACCATCGCCTATCGTTATCAGCTGCGTGGCGGTTTTGTGCCGTACATTCTGCTGGATACCTCCGGTCTGCCGAGCACCGTTACGCTCTCCGCCGATGGTTGGTTGCGCGGTACGGCGCCTTCGGGCAGCTATCCGTTCACGGCACGCTGGCGCGATAACGCCGGTACCATCGCCTATCTGGAAGACACGATTCTGGTGGAGACGCCGGAATTGAAAGCGCCACTGGAAGTGAGTCTGACCATCGACCACACCCCGGTTGTTCACTACTCGGTAGTGGCACCAAAGGTACTGATGACCATCAAGGTTCCCGAAGATGGCGCAGCCGATGGCGTGGTGTTCTCTTGGGGTGATACGACCGATACCAATGGTCCGCCGTACCTGATGGCCGTCGGTCCGGAAATGGAATATGCAGGTTCCGGTTCGAGTAAGTGGGTTCGCCCGGAGTGGGTGAACTGGGGTCTGGATCTGGCTGAGATGGGCATGGATCAATCCACGGTGACGACGGTGCCGATTCAGGCATGGCCCAATCAGAAGTTCCGCTTCTCGTTGCGCGATGACCTGCCTGCTGGGACGTACGTCATCGAAGTGCCGGTGTTCGCCCTGAGTCTGCAGCCGGGACGTACCCACAAGCTGAATATGGGCTTCACCAACAACGACGGTAATGAAGAGCTGCTGGCGCTGGATGTGCCGATCGTAGCCTATCAGGCCCCGACGTTGGAATGGAGTACCGTACCTGCTCAACCGATGGCTGCCACGAAGATTCGCATCAACGGCAAACTGACCTTCCCGTCACCTTACGTACCGGATCAGATGGATCGGATGGACTTTGACTTCCAGGACACTGGCGCAGTCATCGTCAGTAACATCACTTCCGATTCGCCGCTGGTGGGCCGCACCGGTGATGTGGCTGAACCTTCGCGATTGATCTTCGAAGGATTGACCCCGTTCAGTCCGGCCGGCGAGTACAACTTCAGCTTCGATCTTCAGTTGACCGAGGATATGCCGTACCTGGAGACGTACTACGTGGGCGGGATCTTCTACCCCGGTGGTCAGAACCGTGCTCCGGTATCCAACACGAAGCAGTTGCAGCTGACGCCGCAGGCTCGCCCTGAAGTGACCATCAGCGCGCAGCCGGCCACGGTCGTTGAGGGCACCTCGACGGTGGTACGCATTGACCTGAACATCCCGGCGCCGAAGGCACTGACCATTCCGATCAGCTACGAAGAATCCACTGCGACGCTGGGGGTTGATTTCACGGGTCGTGACAGCGTGTCGATCCCGGAAGGGTATCAGTCCACGACGTTTGTAATCGATACCGTGGAGAACAACTCGCAGAGTAGCGACTCGCGGATTCGTGTCTGGGCTGGTGGCGGTCCCAACCATTCGGTGGTAGGTTCCGGTTACACGGACATCAATGTGGCCAAAGCCATCGTGACCTCGGGATGGTACATCACCTCTGACCAGAAGCTCTACAGCGCTGAGTTCGACAAGTTCGCCAGTACGGTCGGTAAAGGCGTGCCGATGCCCTTGGCACAGATCCTGAGTAATGAGTACATCGAGCTGAACTACAGTCCGTCCTATGCTGGCGCCTACTGGCGTCCGTTGGGTGAGTCGGCATGGCGTTCGATCCCGCTGCAGGCCCATGGTCGCTGCATCGTGGGGACGAAGATCTGGTCAACGGCAGTGAGCGATGCAGTGCAGTATTTGGATACTGCGACGGGGCAGACGGTACAGACCACGGCAGCCCGCGGTAACTTGCTGCAGGGCTGTAAGAAGCTGATGGTCAAGTACAACGCCAGTAACAACAGTTGGGACACCTCGCAGATCTCCATTGACGAAGGTGCGACGTGGACTGAACGTGGGGACTTCATCGGCTTCCCGAACAATCCGTGTAGTGCCACCGACGGTCAGGTAGTCATGATCGGTGGCGCCGACGGCGGTAACCTCAACTTGGCCATGATCGACCAGACCGGTACGATCTACACACGTCAGCTGACCGGCGCTGGGGCAGGTACCGCGATGGTGGCCATCGTGCCGCTGGAAACGGGTTGGATGGTCATCACGCAGGAAGGGAAGGTCTACACGTCCCCAGCTGCTGATCCGTTGAACTTCACTGCCGCTACGGGCTTTACCACGACCGAACAACCGTGGGCAGCCCGTGGTGACGGCACTCGTGTCATGCTGATTACCCGAGAAGGTTCGGTGTGGACCAACGCGGACTCGGCACAAGGACCGTGGTCGAAGGTCGGCTCGCCTGTCACCAACACCACGCTCACTGACGTCATGCTGCGCGGTTTGCAGTACAAGCGTTACAACGTGGTCGATGACATCATCGGTACGGTCACTCCGACTGTGTGGTATCGTCTCAACGATGTGGCGCCCAACGGTATCGCCCGTGACTCCAGCGGTAATGGGTATCATGGTGCGTACTCGGCTACCGCAGCGGTGGGCGTTGGATTGAGCAACACCGGTAAGTCACTGGCCCCGCAGGGCAACACAACTGAAGGTGGCTTCACGATCCCGGGTACGGGCTTTACGCTCAATGCAGCTAACCTGCAGAAGGGTCAGTTCTGGAACGTGTTCCTCAAGCGCGATCCGACCAAGGCCGTGGGTAGTCAGTACCAGCACATCGTGGGCGACAGTCAGGACGCGGGCTTGGCTTGCGGCTTCCAGGTGTCCGGGGGTGATGAGGAAGTGCAGTGGAACATGAACCGTCAGCACCAAGCGACGGCCTCGCGACCGCGTACGCCCATGCCTGACACTGAGGCGCACATGTACACGATCGTCTTCCGTCCGCAGGGCGGTCGTGATCGGTACAGCTCCTACGTGGACGGTAAGCGAGTGACGACGCTGCTGCCGAACTCTGGCATTGAACCGCTGACCAGTTCGGCCATGCTCTACGGCGGTAGTCCCAATCGCTATAGTTCGTCGTATGGGAATGCGACGTTCATGTCCGAGCTGATGGCAGGTCCGGGCTGGGCCACCGATGCAGAGGAAGCCTCGGCCATTGCCAAGTTGTACGATCTGCTCAAGCCAGCACCGGTTGTGTGGAATGACGACTGGACAGTGCGGAGCAACATCGGTGGCGGTCACACGGTAGGTTACAGTCCGAAGTTGAACCGCATGGTGGTGGGTGACTTCACCTCGGCCAAGATCTCCTACAGTGACGATGTGGGTCAGACATGGACGGCTGCTACGGTTCCCAGCGGCACCAAGTTCGAACAGTTCATCTGGAGTGATCGACTGCAGCTGTTCATTGGTTGCGGTTTGTCCTCTGCGAAGGTCTGGTCGGTTGACGGTATCACCTGGACTCAAGGTGGCGGTAGTAGCGAGTACGGAGTCATCCTGATCGATACGCCCACCAAGGTGCTGGCTTTCAATAGCGATGGTGCGGCCATGGTCAGTCAGTCTGCTGACGGTAAAACTTGGAGTTGGAGCGGACAAAACATCCCCAGTGACATGGGGTCACCGAATGCGGTTGCCTACAGTCCCGAGGAAGATCGGGTCGTGGTGGCTTACAGTTCGGGGCGCTTCCTCTACAACAACAACGCCCTGCCGACCAACACTGTGTGGACGCGTACCGGTCAGTTCTCCGCAGCGATCAAGGACATTTTGTGGTCTTCGGATCATCAGGCGTTCTTTGCGTTGGTGGCGACCACTCCGGCGACGGTCATGCGGAGTGCCAACGGCCGTACGGACTGGGAGGTCGTATACACCGCACCGGCTGCACACGGCGCTGCCGGCCGGATGGCGTACTCACTGCAGCACGGCTTCTTGCTGATCAATACCAGTAATACGCACATGGTTCGCGCTGATCGAGATTGGGTGCAAACGTCTGCCAAGGCGGTGTCGCTGGATCTGGGTAGCGTCAACTATGGTCTGGAATGGATTCCTAAGCTGCAACGCTTTGTCCTCTCGGGTTATACCAAGACGGCATTGAGTAACAGCGCGCCATAAGCAATCCCCCTCCTCCCTTCGGGGAGGAGGGTTTTATGCTCTTTGTTTTTGTTCCTTTATCTTGTGTAAAAATCTACACTTTCCCCATTTTCACTATCTCAGAGGTGTTCTCATGTCTGGAGAACTGCAAGCCAAATCGTGGTCTCCGGCCCACGTCACTGTGCCGCTGCGTATGGTCGGACAGGGTGTGGGTACGGACGGTCTGTCACTGTCTGTCCAGCCCTCGCTCGGCTATTCCGCCAACGGTAAAGTCAAGGGCATGGTTCGTCCTCAGGGTCGCCATTGGTTCGTGGTCACCGTACCCCAGCCGCTGACTGGTAACAATGATGCCAGTAGCCTGCAGTTGGATTTCGGCCAACATTCTCGACTGGGCCATGTCTCGGTACGCGGTAACGTTATCAGTGATGGTACCAACGAGATCTACATCCCCTCTGGTCCGTTCAAGCTGTTGGTCCTGATCGATTTCACCGATACCACCAATCTGGCCACCGTGCGCGTGTTGGGTCTGTCCAACGGCAGTGAGACCACGCTGGCAACGCTGAACCTGCCCGTGGAGTCCACGGATCTGGGTCTGATGATGGGCCTGTCGCTGCACTCGCTGCGCAACGACGCACTGACCGCTTCCATCGATGCAACCAAGCCGGCCTTGGCGCCGGTGCAAATCCCGATCGGCTACGAGCCGCTGGTCATGGTGGGCGCTACCATTGATAGCTCCATCGCCACACCGGCAATGCTCCAGGCTGATCGCGATGGCGTTTATGACGACTACGTGTTCCGCAAGGGTAGCCAGTTCATGTGGCTGACCACCGGTCTGCATGCACTGCAGCCGGTCAGCGTGTATCCCACCTCCAAGGACAATGCCGTCGTTGACGGCAAGCGCGAGTTCACCAAACCGGTGATTGTCCAGGGCATGGAGATCCGCGCGGACCTGCGTAATCTGGCGGTTCGTCGCCCCACCACCGTTGCGGCACCGGGTCCGAGTTTCACTCTGCTCAACACAGGGAACTTGCCCGTCTTCGCCAACGGTCACGTGATTGGCCCGATCATGGACAACGCCCTGAAGATCCGCAATACCGTTGCGATGGGTGAAGGTTTCGGTGGTGCGCTCAACGTATCCGAATCGGCCTTGATGACCATGGCCTCTGGTGCAGCTGCTACTGTGGATCGCTCCTCGATCTTCGGTACCAACTTGCTGCCGCAGGTGGTTGCCATCAAGCGTGCCACGGTGTTGGGTAATGACATCGGTAAGGTCGCCACGCAGTTGGAAGACACGGTCGCCGCCGGTAATGACCTGCTTGCTGCGATGACGGAGATCTTCAACTCGGTCGTGATCGGCGCGCGGGCGCACAATGCCCAGCAACGTATTGAACGAGCCGTCACCATCGGCCATGGCGCGGCCCACACGGCCATCGCAGATGGCGCTGTGGTGTTGGGCTATCGTGCAGGCTATACGGGCACAGCGCTCAATGCAGTGGCTCTGGGCAGCGATGCTGGTACGACGCTGTTTGACTACTCTGTCGCGCTGGGCGCTGAAGCGCAGGCTCCGGGTAAGCGCGCCGTGCAGCTGGGTCGCTTCGATAACCGAGTGGTGGGACATCACGGCTACAACACTCGCGCCGATGAGCGTGATGTGGGTCGCCGGCAGATGGCCACCAGCCTGGGTCTGGCATTCATCCGGGAGTTGAAGGTCGAAGAGATCGGTTGGAACTACCGCGATGCCTACATCGATGCATTGCCTGTCCCACCGCGTCCGTTGTCCGCTGAACCGACGGTCCCCACCATCCAACCCAATGAATCGGGTTACCAGGATGCATTGGTGGCTTATCAGGAAGCCAGCCGCCTGTGGTTGATTGATCGTGATCGCTACAGCGCCGAATCACTCAAGTACGCTACGGCTATTGAACGTTGCATGCGTCAGCGCATGTTGCGGGAAAAGCAGCCCGATGCCAGCAAGACTGACCAGCGGTTGGAACTGACGGTACTGGCCGACTCCATTGAACTGGCTGCCCGGAAGGTGGGTGCCCCGCAGTCGATCGTCACCGACTACAGCGCAGGCGGCCAGCAGGTCAAGACCCGCGATGATGGCCAGATGATCGCAGCGCTGGTGCTCTCGGTCCAGCAACTGGACGCCTACGTGCACAGTGATGAATTCGCCGAACGTGTGGCCGCGCAACAGCTCAAGCTGATGCACGGTCTGTAACCTGAACCTAGAGGTATTCGCGATGTATTTGACACTCGACGCACTGATGCGACTGCCGCTGGCTGAGAAAGCGGAGTTGTTTCAGAAAGTGTTGGTTCAGCACGCCGGTAAGTTCTATCAACTCGAACTGAACGCGCTGGGCCAAACCCTGCTCGGGGAGATCCCCGAACAAATCCGTCAGTTGCAGAACAGCCCGCAGCCCTCGCCTTGGGCGCGGCCGATGGTTCTGCGTGTGACTGGTGATGCTGAAGGTAACGTGGTGTTCGACGGTACCCAAGACGTGGAAATGGAGCTGAAGTTCAACTACGGCAATCTCTCGGTAGATGACGTAGAAGGACTGGCTCCGATCCTGCTGAGCCTGACCCGTCAGGTCAAGGCAGCCGTGGAGGCGTCTGGTGCCGAGGGCGCTGCCAAGCTCCTCACCCCGATCACCATCAAGCTCGAAGGCGATGTCACCGGCTCCCTGGAGAAGTTCGATGGCAGTAAGGACGTCTCGGTACGTCTGGCGCTGTCTGAGACGCTGCGTAACCAGCTGAAGAACTCCTTCCTGGGTACCATTGCCATTCCCGACGTAAACGCCGACACGGTGGCTTACACGGGCGCTGTGGCCGTCACGGGTGGTACGAACTTCCCGGCCGGCACTGGCTTGCTGTGGAATGTCGCCGGCGCTGCCAAGGTCGGCGGTCAGTTCTTCCAGAGTCCGGAAGGTCGCCTGTGGCACCGCATGACCGGTGGGGACAAGAAAGTTGCCTTCACTGAAATCCACACCACTGCCAGCTTCAATCCGGACAGTAAGGCTGAGAAAGCCGACGCTCTGGGATTGGTGCGTGAGTCCAAGGATCTGCACGCTCAGTCCCTGGCGGCACTGAACCGCTGGCAGAAGGGCGCCGCTAACGCTCCGTCTGATCGTGGCGTGTATCTGGAAACCGTTTCGGCTTCCGGTCGCCGCGATGCGCTGTTGGGTAACCAGTTGGACCGCCTGATGTTCAGTGCGGACGGTCGGGTGTTCCATCAGCAGAACGTGGACAACGGTGATTGGACTCGACGTGAGTTCTATCACACCGACAACTTCACTCCGGCTGATAAAGCGGATCTGCGCAATCCGAAGTTCCTGACTGGCGTAGGTATCTACCCCGGTTCGGCGAGTACCTCGCAGAACCTGCTGCACCTGGGTTGGGAGTCGGGTAAACACCGCTGGAAACTGGATCTGGAATCTGATGCCAGTCTCACCCTGAACGCCTATAGCGCCGATCGCAAGGAACAGCATCGCCTGATGCGCCTGCGTTCACGACTGGCCGGCGGTAAGAGTGAGCTGGAACTGCTGGCCAATCGTACTCGCATCGGTGTGGGTACGCTGACGGCCATCTACGGGTTCAATCAGGATGATTGGGGTCTGTTCAATACCGCCACCACCATCGGCTTCACCGACGGCAAGGAAGCGATTACGTACGTGACCAAGCATGACCGCACGCTGATCCATGAAGGTTCACTGGAAGTGGACAGTCGCATCGAAGCACGGCGCGTGTACGCGCAGTGGGATGCGGGTATGGATGGCGGCATGTCCTGCGACAACTGGTTCCGTTCGGCCGGTAACACCGGTTGGATGAATGCCACCTACGGGGGTGGTTGGTACATGACCGATGAGAAGTACATCCGCTCCTACAACGACAAGCGCGTTCTGGCCGGTGGCTTCTCCATGTCCTTCCGTCACGTCAACCGTTCCAGTATCCGCAAGCTGGACTACAACGGTGCCCTGACCCCCATCCGGTTCTACAACATCGAAGAAGGCGTCAACGACTACGGGTTTGATTTGGCGCAGTTGGCCGAAGCGTATCCGGAAGCAGTCGAAACACGCAACGGTGCCACCTGTGTCAGCGTCAACGCTGTCGGTGCCATCTTGTCCGCCCAAAACAATAAGATCGAAAGCGACATCGGCGACACCAATTCGGAAGTGGAGCAATTGAAGGAACGCGTTCGTGTTCTGGAAGAGCGCTTCGCGGAGTTGGGCCTTTAAGTCAGACGCAATTTAGGAATTCACCATGGCTCTCTCCTTTACCAGCTTGCGATTGCTGGATTCACAGGCGACGCCGACGGACTCCCTCTTCTCCCTGGTCTGGGATGGTAGTGGCGAGTTCAAACGCTCTAGCCTGTCTTCGTTGCGCCAGTACATGGTGGGAACCCTGCAGCAGGAAGTGGACCAGATCAAATCCGACGGCGTGCCGTCGGTCTGGCCTGCTAACCGGACGTTGTCGTTGACCGGACTGGTTACCGGTTCGGTTGCCTTCAACGGCTCGGGCAACATGTCGATCACCACAGCGATTGCGGACAACGCACTGTCCATCGCTAAGGTCAATGGGCTGCAGGGGGCCCTGGATGGGAAGTTGGCCAGTACCGGTACGGCAGCTGCCGCCACCAAGCTGGCCGCGTCCCGCAACTTCTCGATGACCGGACCTGTCACTGCCGCGGCGGTGGGATTCGATGGTTCCGGTAACGTTGCACTGGCATCGGCCATTGCCGATGCGGCATTGACCATTGCCAAGACCAACGGTCTGCAGACGGCGTTGAACGCGAAGGCACCCATTGCCGATCCGACGTTCACTGGCATTGTCTACTTCGACGTGGACAACGGTTCCACCGGTAAGGGTCGCATCATGCCCGCCGGTACGACCGGTGTGAACTACGATGCGGTCACCCACGATGCTTCGGCGTTTGCCCCGTTGAATCTGCGCGGTACGGCGGTGACGATCAACGATCAGACGGTCTGGCATGCCGGTAACTTCAATCCGGCCGGTAAGCTGGACTCATCGGTTCTGTCCACGCTGTTCCAAGATCGTGGTGATCTGGGCGGTGCAGTGGATCTGAATACGGTGGTTAGTGCCGGTCTGTACGCACAGCGACTGAATGCGGGTGCGCAGGGCGGGTCGAACTACCCGGTGGCATTGGCAGGTAAGTTGGAAGTGTACCTCACCTCCAACAATGACATGGTCTACCAGACCTATCACGTCTACCAGTCCAGTCGCATCTTCGCACGTGGCCGCTACGGCGGCACGTGGTCGGCGTGGAATGAGATGCTGACCACTGCATCGATCAATCCCAGCGAGTATGCCAAGCTCGGCGCCAACGTCGCTTTCAACTCGATGTCTACCGCAGAACGCATCACTGCTGTCGGTACCAATTTGGTATTGGCCGCTACGGGTGCTGCCAACGCAGGCGCAATCATCTTGCGTCCTCAAGGCGGTAATTCGGAAGTCAATCAGTTCCAGTTCAACTATGCCGGTAACGCGTTCATCCCGGAAGGGATTTTCGCCAAGGTGTTTGTCAGCGCCAATGGTTCGGACGGTGAGAAGTACCGGGTTGGCGATGACGTCGCCTTGTGGGATGTGGGTGCAGCCAATACCCTCGGTCTGCGCGGTCAGCAAGACGGTAACCAGGCGCAATTGCAGTTCGGTGCCGGCGGCCCGATGCTTCGTCGCAATGGCAGTACGTTGTGGTCGGACAGTCCCGGCCATTTCGCCACCGTGACCATCGGTGCCGATGACGATCTGTTGATGTATGAAACCGGTGCCAATAACGGCAGTCTGGGTATTCGCTACGGCAACAACCCCGGTTACTCGTATGCTTCATTCAGCGCTGATGGCACGTTGTACGCACCTGACTTTGCCATGTCTTCGGATGAGCGCCTGAAGAAGAACATCGTCAATCTGGTCTACAACGGCCGTCTGACTCCGCGTCAGTACCAGTGGATTGCCAACGGTAAGTGGGACATCGGTTTCATTGCACAGGAAGTGCGCAGGCTCTATCCGTGGCTGGTGCGCCGTAACGAGCGAGGGGAACTGACCATCGCCTACGACAAGCTGTCAGCAATTTTGTCTCACCAGATCAACGCTCTGGAAGATCGCGAAGTCAAGCGTGACCGTAAGGTGGCTCGACTGCAGCGTGAAGTCCGTGAGCTGCGAAAGCTGGTTCAGGGGAAATAGATGTAAACGTCGAGGGGCCCCTACATTGGGGGCCCCTCGTTTTAAAGGATCTTCACCATGGCTCTTACTTACGCAAAAATTTCGGGCCTACAGGGACTGCCGGAGGTTACCGGCGATCCGCTGTTGATGGTCCAGTCAGGAGACAACTTTTACAACGCACGCCTTTCGCTGCTGACGGCCCACATCACCAAGGCCCTGAGCGATGAGGTGGCAGCAGCCAAGCTGGACATTGCCGATCTGGATCAGCGATTGGATTCGCTGGAGTTGTCCCCGGCCGGTAAGTCGTTGTGGCCGCAGGAGCGCGGCATTTCGCTGGGCGGTATCCTTTCCGGTACCGTGCGCATGGACGGCTCCAAGGATGTGACCATCGAGGCAGTGGCACTGCCGCAGTCGATTCCGCAATCGGCTGTGCTGCATTTGGAAAGTGACCTGATGGATCTGGACGCTGCCAAGGCAGATGTCAACCACAACCATCGGGTCGCAATCGGTGATCTGATGGGGCCGGTTGCCAATATGCCGTTGGGTCCGACCTCGGCAGCAGCAACGCTGGAAGCGCCGCCTGAAGGGGCTACCATCCTCAACGTCAACGCCGGTGGCGATAACGTTGCGCAGATGGCCTTCGGTCGTGATTCCGGTGAGGTGTATTGGCGGAGCTATGGTGAAGATGCTTTCGGGGGTTGGATCAAACTGCTGGTGGAAGGGTCGATTGACCTGAGTAACTACCAGCAGAAAAACACCACCGCGCAGTTCACTGATCTGAACATCCGCACCACCAGTACCAACGGTCTGATCGATCTGGATTTCCTCAACAGCGCAGGTACGCGTGTCAGTTCGCTGGTGTACAACCAGGCAGACAAATCGCTGGCCCTGCAGCGCTGGAAGGATGGGGTAGTCACCGATGAGCTGAAGCTCACCGATACCGGTCTGTTCTACGGCGAGAACGAAGTCTGGCACGCTGGGAATTTCACTCCCGCCAACAAAGTCAATGTGGGCGGTGCGGCTGCGGACTACATGTCCAAGACCAATGTGGAATACGGTCCGGGCGCATCGTTCAACGTCAACGATCTGGCGGTGGGTGTACGTGCTTACGTGGCGCGTGAGAACACCAACTCGCCCGGCTCGACCTCGGCCTATTACTACATCGAAACCCTGCTGGTGGGTACGGGAACCGATCGCCTGCAACGGGCATGGTCGACGACTACCGCAGAGGTACTCGCCCGCGTCCGTGTGGCCAATGCGTGGTCGCCGTGGCGTCTGGCGTGGGATAGCGTTTCGTTTGACCCGACGTCCAAGCTGGACAAGACCGCTGCCGCTGCCAGTGCAACCAAGTTGGTGACCTCGCGCAACTTCTCGATGACAGGCGTCATCAAGGCCGCTGCGGTGGGTTTCAATGGTACGGCCAATGTGGCATTCACCACGACCATCGACGATGGCGCGCTGAGTATCGCTAAGGTCAGCGGGTTGCAGACGGCACTGGATGGTAAGGCCAACGCTCAGAATGCCAGCTTCACTGGCAACATGACGATGTCCGGTGACATCATCCCCGATGTGGACAACGTGCACTCGTTGGGTTCGCCCACCAAGATGTGGCGTGACGTGTACATCGGTCCGGGGTCGCTGTACCTGAATGGTCAGAAGATCCTGGAAGACACCGAGTCGGGCACCATCCGCATGACGGCCGACCCGAACCAGAACATTGCCGTCCAGACCTCTGGCGCCGGTGATGTGGAGCTGGCTCCGCTGGGTACGGGTTTGATTCAGCTCAAGGGTAATGTCACCTTCTTGGGTGGCTCGAAGATCCGCACGTCCAATGGCCTGGCGCTGTTGTTCGATGACGACTTCGCATTCACTCCCGGTACTGGCATCACGAATGGTCTGCGTGTAACGGGCGGCCTGTCGGTTGACGGTAACGTGGCATGGGATGCAGGCAACTTCAATCCGGCTACCAAGCTGGATGCAACGGCTACGGCTGCTGCGGCCACGAAGTTGGCCACTGCACGCACCATGGCACTGGCCGGTACGGTCACCGGTTCGGCTACCTTCAACGGTACGACGAACATGACCATCAACACCACCATCGCAGATGGGGCGTTGACGATCGGTAAGGTGTCGGGTCTGCAGGAAGTGCTCGATAGCAAGGCTACCGGCGGTGGCTTCGGTCTGGGTGTGGGTGTCAAGGACTTCAACTGGGCTCAGGACAACCGCGCCTCTCGCTTTGCTGCAGGTACCGTTGGTTCGCCGGAAACCGGTAAGAACTACATGGGCATGCGTACGGTGTTGGATCATACCGACTTCTACGCGTTGAATGTGGCCGGTCGCAGTAACAAGCTGTGGTTCCAGACGATCGAAGCCGGTACGGTCCAGACGTGGAATGAGTTGTACCACACCGGTAACCTGACCATCGGTGACTATGCCAAGAAGACTGACGCTGCTCCCTCTGCTGCTAAGTGGACCACGCCGCGGAACTTCTACTACCAAGGTGACTTCACGGGTAACGTCGCAATCGACGGCTCGCAAGACATCGGCGCTGTGGGTCGCTTGCGCGCCTACCAGCATGGTGGCACGGGTAACCAGTACGCAGGGCAGTACACCCGTATCGCTACGGCAACGCTGAGCGCGTTGTACGAGGATGCGGCCATTGCCTTCCGCATGATGGGCTACGGTGACGGTTCGACGTATGGTCGCACTGCGGTGGTTCGCTTCCGTATCAAGCAGCAGGTTGCTCTGCCGGGCCTGCCGTACGTCAATGTCGACATCGAATCGGCCAACTACCTGAACCCGGAAGATTTCTACGCTGTCATCAGCGATACGACGTCCTACCCGGTCAAGGTGGATCTGTACACCAAGATGAGCGGTACCTACTCGGGCCTGAAGAGCAGCGTGATCGCTCGTGGTGGTTCGCGTACGGTGGAGTTGCTCGAAGGTGACGGTTACGTCGCTTCGCTGCCGGCCGGTACCGTTGTTCAGGGCGTTGCCGATGCAAGTCGCAACTACGCTGCCACTTACGCTGCTCGCGATGGCATGACCATCGCAGGTAATGAAGTCTGGCATGCGGGAAACATGGTCAAGGCCAACTTGCATCAGCTCGATACGGCTTCGGTCGGCGATGTGACCTTTGCTGGCAGCAGTAACGGTCGCGGTGTCA